CATTAAATGAATTTGCAAGATCAATCATAAGTTTCTTACTAACAGGATTTGTCATTCTACTAAATAAAACATTTTCATTATTATCAGAATCTTCAGACTCAAATTCCTGTTCTACATAAATATCATCATAATCAACAGTGATTCCTAAATCGAGTGCAAGATATGCTGACCTTAATTTCAAATTAAAATTATTAACTATAGTTTTATAATGTTCAGTAAAATCATGTAAGCTACAACATTTTACCATAACATCTGCAGATGTATTAAATAATGTTGGCTGTATTGTTTTTACATCATTAATACTACAATCAGATGCTTTTATATTTTTAAATGAATCATAAAAATCATCTTTATATAATTTATAAGATTCAAATAAAGGTTTATCATATAAAGGCTTCCATTCATTTGAATCCTTTGATTTAGTTTCAGCATAAATATAAATGTCCCATGACATAATATATCCCCTTATAGTTCATCAGTATTAAACTCAAATGATTCGCCTGTTTTGTTAAGTTCACTATTTAGCAGTGTAGCAATATGTGAAAGCGTATTTTTATAGAATTTATTAAAAATTTGATTGCTCACAAGTTTATTATTTTTCGTATTAAACAGCATTTTAGATAATTCTTTTTTACCCAATTTATGAATAAGGAACAATTTAGCAATTGCATATTCACTCATTGGGATAGAATATTCACCTGCTTTTAATACAAGATTCTTAGAACATTTTTTATCTAGCTGGTCTAAAATAGATTTAATCATATAAGATGTATCTAAGCTAAGAGCATCAATCTCAGTAGATTCATCTTTCAACATCAAATCACCGATTGTAGTATCTGTATCATCATTACATGGTCTATCAAGGATTGTCACTTCATCAGCGACAGACACTTTCCTATGGGTTTGCCACATAGCAACGCGCATAAACCAACAATGAATTGCTGGCTCAAGTTTATAATTCCCATTAAATCTAAGGATTCCATCATTCAATAGAAGCTTATATACACAAATCTGATAGAAGTCGTTGTATGACATTAGCCAACGCAAACGTGCTTCTTGTGGTTTATAATAAATACTTTTTGATTTACGTTTAATAATATCAAGCATCTCATCTGTTGACATAACAAGATATTTTAGATTAGCACGTTCAACATCAGTCATATTTGCAATGTCAAACTGCCTATGATTTAGTAGAAGGTCATCATATTTTTTAATAGCTTTATATTTACTATTACCTGAAGTAAGTCCATCAAGCTGTGCTCGTGTACAGTCAGTCATGTTAATTCCATATTTATTTTCAATATCGCGAATTGAGCTTGATTTAGAAGTGGAAACAAATGCCATATTTTAATCTCCGTATTATAAATAGTTTATATAAAGAATACTATGATAATGCTATTTAAATTATTCCAATATATTTAGCATTATACTTTACATTAAGTAGTTGTTTATCTCTAACATTGTTAACTTTTGTAGAGTCATACCCATTTTCAATAAAACGATCAGCCTCATTGTTTATAAAGTTAACACAATCGTTATATGATTTCATTTTTACAAATTTAGATTTTCCATTATTCATCATAAAACAGTAGTCATCAACAATATTAAGAATTGACAACAAATATTCATTGCAATATTTATTATCCTTTGCCATTTTATGATCTCCTATAATGATAAATGATAAGTAGTATATTTAATATTATTATACTAAATATACTACGAATTGTAAATTATAATTAATCTTCAAGCATTTCTTTAATAAGCTTTATATCATCAGCAGGAATTTCCCAATACAGGTATTTAGATCCATAAACATATCCACCTTCATTTTCATCTTCATATAAACCTATATTTTTAAGGTATTCACATGCTATTTCATATCTAGGATATTTACCAAAATGGTCAATTAAAGCACACTCTTGTGCTTTTGTTCCATGATGGAGATTATTATTGTGATAGAGCTTCCATAAACGATATAACGTTTTAAATGTATTGTCATCATGCAATGATTTATAATTATCCATTTCATCAAGGCACTGACCACACATAATAACATCAGTTTGTGTTGCATTCCAAATATCACCACAGATTGACAAACAATATTTGCCGTCTATAGATTTAAGTGACATCTCAACTGTTGGTTTATTAACCCTACGTTTACCATAAAATGCAATTTTAGGAAATTCAAATGTTTTGCTAAGATTCATAATAACCTCCAATGATTATTAAATATTTAATCAATATAGTTTACCACAAAGATAGGGTTGATCCATTAAACACAACAGCATCTTCATACTCATCAAACCGAATATCATCATTAGTCATATCATAGCAACGGTCCCGATAATCATCGGTGAGCTCCATTTTAACCTGTTTATCAACATCAAATTCCTGAAGTTTTGCAATCAAATCAGCAACAGTCATTTTATCACTCCATAGTCTATTGAGTAAGTCCATTCTCACTCAATTTATGGGTATATTATACTGCAAACCAAGTGGCTTGTAAACAAAATTTTTGTATCATTTTTGTATCAGGGATTTTTGATTTATTATCGATGGAATTTTGATACAAATATGATGGTAAATATATTTAATTACTCAAAAGAAAATTTTCCATTAGCTACTACATTGTCTGACATACCAGATTTTAAACATTGACCATCAGATTCTCTATTTATAAATAACATAGTATCTTTACAAGATTTAAAAGATTCAAATCTTGCTTTTGCTTCTTTTAGAGTCTTATAATATTCATGATGGTAATGACGATTATATGGATAAACAGGGTGTTCAGCGTCTTTATTGATAAATACAGCAGTAACTTTATACTTATTCATAATCTACCTCACAGTTTAAATTAGTCTTTCAAATCATGAAGACGTTTATCCAAGACGATAGCATGTTTATCAGTGCATACATAATCAATAAGATCTTTGTATGTATTAACCTTGTGGCACATATCCCATTCGTCTACATAATAAAGACGTTCATCTTTAATAACATACAGAAACTCAATATCTGCATGAAGTCTATTGTGGATATTCATGTCCATTTTATATTCGTCCTCATAATCACTATCAGACAAAATAACACTTGAAAGAATATCATACAACTGAACATCTTTTATAATCTGTTTTAAACCAATAGAATATACAAGATGATGGCGTAACTCCTCACCTACGCCTGAAAGATAACCATCACAATGATGATATAACTGATGTGCTTTATTGTCAGGCGTAACAAGAATGACATTTGAACGTGTACTCATATTTATTTTTCCTTTTATTTAATCATCAAAGTTAACTTTATGTTGAAGGTAATGGAGCTCACGATAGTTGCTTACTATATCACTATATGATTCACATTCTGAACCTATGCAGCCACTTAGAGCTTCTATTGCTGTTTCGATTGCAATGCCTAATTCAGTAGGATTTACCATTTCATATTTATTAGGCACATGATTATCACGTCTCCATAAATTATGGAGTTCTAAAATCTTTTTAGCCTCTGTAAATGTCATATTTCCTTACCCATCACTTATATCTTAAATTTATATAGATGAATGAATTAAATTTATTCATCACCGTTGTTAAACTCTTTTACAAACTTAACAGCTTCAATGACATATAATGCAAAAAACACACATACACCACAGAATATAGCTGAAACTGTGATTGCACTCATAAATAAATTAATCTCCGCTATCATTGAATATATCATCACACTCAAACCAAACGAAGTCATTTATGGTTGTCATATCAGGATATTCATCTGCATTATCACAGAAGATGTCAACAATAGCATCCCATATAAGCAGACGCTGTTCATCAGTTGCATTTGCCCATTTATCTGCAGCCCTGCTCCATAAAAGACGATCAAGATCGCTTATGTCAATTTCAGTTTTAACGTACATAGGATATCTCCTTATGTTTAATCAATTTCTACTGATTGAAGACAAACCTTATTATTAGTGTCCATATAGCTGCCAGGAAATTCAGGATCCTCAATGAGCTCAGTTAACCAAATCCAACAATCGCAACATGAGTTATCGATAGAATTTGCGAAATTCAAAGCTTCCTCTTTTGTTCTGAAGTATTCACGTTCAGCAGGGAATGAATCTTGCACCATGCGATTGTATTCTTCAATTTCGATCTGCCACATAGACATAATAACCTCCAATGATTGTTAACTAATTGAACGAATCCATTTCCGTTCAATTGATGGCCTTATTATACGCTAATTCCGACCCATTGTAAACTAAAAAATTGTATCAAACTGTATCAGGGATTTTCGATTCATTATCTGATACAAAATAAAAATCCCATATAGTTAACTATATGGGATTTTTAATTTACACATCATATGTGTGTAAATTTATTTCTCTTCTTTATTATCTTGATTGCTATAGTTATCGTCATAAGATTTAAGGATTGTCGCAATCGAAGTTACTTTTGAAGAGCACACAAGATACTCTGTTTGCAGTGTAATATACGCTGTTACTAATTCGCCATTTGTAGTTATTGAGACAGGAACGTTCTCACAGGGCTCAAGTAAATGCTGTGGTATATCAGGCTTTACGTACTTATACTCAACAATTGTTTTAGTTGTTACACATCCCGTCAGCAGCACGGTCATTAATAATAGAAATAATATTATCAGGAAGTTTTTCATTAAACCACTCCATAGATTCTGGATTGGAAATTACCTCTTCATAGATTGCCTGTTTTATTGCAGAGTCATTTGATTTTAATTTTTCTACATTTTCAATATAATCACTAATTGTATTCAATGTCTCATGATAAACAATAAGATTTGTGTTTAGACTGTCAACTTCATTTTGCAGTGTCTCAATAACATGCGATTGTGCATCAACAGTTACATTTAAATCACTTATCTTATTGTTTAAATGATTAATGTAAACAAACAATCCTACAACGGATGCAATACTAATAAGAACTACAATTACTGCAATTATAATTTTTACTTTTGTACTCATAGTGCATAATTCACATCAAAATATTCTTTATCATTTTTAGGCGCTTCTTTTACTACTGTATAATGCAATGAAGGTGTCTCTGGAATAGGTATTGCATATTCACAAATTTCACGACTATCATAATAATCATTAATAACAGTAACAACATCGTCATGTTTTACTTCATCTTCAACAATAGTATAACCATCAACTTTAAATTCGTTCATTGTTTTGCCCCTCTTTTAATAATAACTTTTCTCGCTCTTTTAACTGTTTCATTCTCTGTTTATATGCAGCTATTTCTTGGGAATTGTCAAATTGAAATTCATTATTGCCATTATCATGTAGATATAAATGTGCATATAAAAATGCTTCTGCATTATCGTGTGTTAGTTTCTTTTTTGTTCCTATCGCTGTATTAATAATATACCCATTATCTTCAAGAATTTTAAGATATTTTGAAGCTAAATTTACAGAATCATTTTTATCATATTTTCTACCATGTATTCTAGAGCGTAAAGTCGCTGGATTATATGACATTTTTATATGTGATTCAAATTCATTATATATTAGTGTGTCTAATGAATATAAGGCTGCGCTCATCGAGCTCATCGGCAAGGGGGCTTCACTTATAAGTATATAATCATTTCCACAATTTTCTTTTATTATTGCTTGTATCTGTGATGTAATTGATTGTGCTGCATGAACGATATTCTCAAACTGCTTTTCACCTATTTTATGTGATGCTGTATAAAAATATATTTTCTTTTCTACTAAATCGATTATACATATACCTGTTCTAGTAAATGATGGGTCTAGGCTTATTAAATATCTATATTCAATCTTCTGAGCTTTCATTTTTTAACTCCGGCCATATCACTTTACAAAATTCATTGTATTTAATATCAGAGTCTTTATGTAATTCTTTGTATGCCCTATATGCTGCAGTTCTTTTGTTTATTGAATCAATAATTTTCTTTTTATGCTCGTCGTTAAAAGGATTTGGCTTTCCTTTTTTAGCAGCGCTTAACTTTTCTTTCTGCTCTTCAGTCATTGGAACACCTTTATTCCACGGTGTCTTTCCTTTGTGAATATCACTTTGATACTTTTTATAGTCGTCATTCTCCCATACCTTTTTATTCGCATCTCTTAACTTCTGCCTAGTTTCATCAGATACAGTCTTACCTTTATGAATTTTGCTTATCTTTTCTCTAGTCTCTTTAGAAACTACACGTCCTTTACTGCCTTCAGAAATAGCCTTCTTATGTTCTTCAGATAGTGGTTTACCAAGTTTACTATTGCTAATTTTCTTTCTTATTTCTGTATCGTTCATTGCATCTTTAGTAGCTTGGCGTATTAACTCCTTGCGTTCGTCAGTCATATTTTCCTTTGCTATATCACTAAGCAGGCACCTGTGCTCTTCTGTCATGGTAGCTTTTACTGAGGCACTTATTTTTGATTTTACTGCATCTGTCATACGTAATTTTGCACTTAATTTACCCTCATCTGTCGCGTAAAACAGATGAAGGCTATTACTTAACTTTAATCTTGTTTCTTCTGACACTGCATGTATCGCTAAATGTTCTTCTTGAGTCATAAAAATAATATATTTTCCATATTCAAAATATTCATTACCATTTTCATCAATTTCAAATCCCCATAATTCATAATGTTCATCATTATATTTTCTTTGCTCTTCTGTATCACGAAGATGATGACGAATAATAGCATTAGGATTAGAATTGTATTTTAATGATTTTTGAATTTCTCTAGACGCAATATCATATTTATGATCTACAGAAAACCAATTCTCTTTACAAGCAGTTTGCCATTCTTTAATATTCATAATCACTTCTCCTTAATCTCATTATAAAGAGAAGTAACATATTCATCACCATGAATCAAAGATTCAACTATTTTTCCCACTGGAATATTACGGTCTTGTCTTTCACGATAAAGATCAACGACTTTTTGCATCTCATCCTTAAAGGACTTTGTAACATTCACATTAATTCTTTCTTTTTGCCATGAAGGACTAGGCATGATTCAAACCTCCATATTTATAAGTAATAAACTTTAATTATATTAATATAGATATAAAGGTTTGAAAATTTATTTTATTTTATATGTAAATTTTTAATTGATTTACAATTGATTTTGCAGCATGAAATACATTTTCAAATTGTTTTTCACCAATCTTTTCTGATGCTGTTTCAAAATAAAGCTTCTTTTCAGTAGTATCGAGTATCGCAATTCCTGTTCTTGTAAATGAACAGTCTAGTGCAATAATATATCTTGACATATTTAATCCTCTGAATATTCACTAAACATTGTTATTTTACCATCAGTCCGTAACGTCATTTTAAATGTTTCATTATCTTCAGTTAATACTAAATCAATAATCACAAGATTATTATCAGTATCTGCATATAAGTCTAATAATTGTACGTCATTGTCAACATCTTTAACCATATTAACTAATTGTGATAAAACAAAATCTATAATTGATAAAAATTTTCCAACATCATTTATTTCATCAACAACATCGGCATAAGCATCTGATATTGATAGTTTATCTAATAATGCATTTGCAATACAGTTTTCAATAGCCAAATAATTTACGGCAGTTTGCATTGCTATTGTTCCTGGTGCCATATCTTTATTATTAGCAAATACCATTTTTAATTTTTCATCATCAAATGATACTTTAGTAATAAATACACGATTCCAATCTCTAACTTTCTTTTCAATATCAGATAAAACTAATTTATATGCTTTTATAAATGTAGTAAATTTCATTTCATTATCTCATTTAGTTATAAATATTTAAATCATTATTTTCACTATATACAGATGATGTTTCATTATCATCTGTGATAAAATTATTTGGATTTACATAAGGATTATATTTATCTTTATTTTCTTTTTTATCACGGTCATATTGTTGCTTATATGAAAGCTTACCCTGATTATTACAGTTAGCATTAACAGAATATTCAGGTTTTAATAAATCATACGGGTGTACTTTATGGCCACCATTTAAATATGAATAATGCATTCTACTTAAAAATGTAGTACGTGAGCATGATGTTTCATCAGCAACACTGTCATAAAATGTTGCTGGACTAAATCCAGGTATTTTTGGATATTCAACCATTCTAGCATCAGTTTCACTCATATCATACATGTAGTATCTTGTATAAAATGTCATATATGAAACAGATTTATCATGTTCTTCTTCATATGTTTTTATTAGTCTAATACTATTAATAACATTAGGCAATTTACTTGGTGCATGTGCTTCTTTTTCAGTTATAAAATAACAGTTACTTAAAGTATATCCTTTTGATTTGTTTTTACGTTGTAAATACATCGTATATGTAAATGGTTTACCTATAAATCCATTGCGTAAACACCAAATAGTAAATCTACGTGAATCTAAAAAATCAGCACCTGGATATATTCCTTTTGCACCAAAATAAGGATAAAATAAATATGTTTTATCTAAGCAACATCTAAGTATATGCATCCACAAGGCATATATTGTTGGATAATATTCTCGAAAGCCACGGAAGATTTTAGAATGTTGGCCAGCTAATCTACCTTCAGGTACAGTAAATCGTTTATAATTAATACATGTATGATATCTGCATTTATTAATAAATATCACATGTCTATACAGCAAATGTTTATCATTTGAAATATATGATAAATCTGTAGACTCAGCATCAAAAATTTTTGATGCTGCTTTTTCTTGATGTTTTGGATTTTTATAATAATGTTTTGCCATAGTAAATGTATTAATATATTATTTCTTTTAAAGATTTTAACTTATTCATAAGCATATACAAAAAATGGGAATGAATTAATTCATTCCCATTAATTTAATTATACATTATATACTGACGCAAGGTCTGCTGCTGATATACAATGCTGTTCAGTAGAAGCATTTGGATCACCCAGCTTAGCATTGAATTCTTCAGCTGTATAGGTCTTACCAAGTGAGTCTAAAATCTTTTCACTGTTTGTTGACATATAATCAGTTACATATTTTACAATATCAGGATTATTCATCCACTGTGCAGGTCCCGCTTGAGTTACCTGGCATTTTTGATATTGCGTAGACGTACATGAGAACAGAAGATCCATATTTGTGATTGATCCGCCAATCTCTGAAAGTAGTGAAATCTGATCATACATTTCACCACCAAGTGTTAGTAGCTTAATTTCTACTTTTGTTGACGTTGGGCGCCCTGCATTATCAGTTTCATACACAACACAAGGATAGCAATATTTAATACTTACTTTATCACAGTATTTACAACATGCTGTTCCATCACAAATAATGCTACCAATTTCAGGATGATAATGAAGACGAATCATAATAACATCTTCAGTTAAAATTGATAGTCTGCAACGTCGACCTTCTTCAAATTTAATTTTTGGAAATGCATATTTTGAAAGCTTTGCACCTGTTGATGCAACAACAACTGCTGGACATTTTGCAGCAAGGTTCAACGATTTAAGTGAGAATGAAGGTTTACCAGTAGCAAGTGCAGAATTAGTGTTCATAACGTCGAGTTCATTTGCCATAATTTTTTTCCTTTATAAATTTAGTTGTTAGACAATGGATACGTGATCCTGGTCGATAAATATAATATACATTAATAACTATTAATTATTAACTATAATTAGATATTTTCAATCAAAAGCTGATTGAATTTCAGCAGCTAATCGTTGTTCAATATTATCAATCATGCTATCAACAGCATACCATTTATCACTAAAATCACAAGTTATCTTTGAATGTTTTGATGTAATCCAAATATATTCTGTACCAAAATGCATAAATGTACAAATTGCATAATGTAAAGAATTATTTTTAAATCTTTTCACAATACAAGATTGTCCATTTTGTGGAAGCACATTTTTTAATATATTCCAATGCATAATAGTAACCTATTAATAATTAGCTGAAGTACTGTCAAATTTTCCAGATGTAATTGTGTATTGTGCTGAATTGAAGAATTTTACAATTGTTTCAGATGAAGATTTTGCAGTTTCATAACATGCAATAAGTGCAACACATTCAGATTTAACTTGTTGAAAATTTTTCAAATATAAATTTTTAACATTAAATGATTCCCTACAATCAGGTGACATAAGATCATTTAATATTTTAACTATCATTGCATTTGCATGTTGAAGCTTTTGTAGTGTATCACAAATAACATTATATTTATATACAGCTTCAGAAAATAATTCAAAGAATTTATTTGGTGATTCTTTTAATTGTGCATACGATGGCAGTGATTCAGCTGTAGGTATAACTTCCATTGATTCAATTAATGATTTAATATAATTATATAATTTAGGTAGTTGACTTTGTCCTGATTGTGTAGCCATTATCTTGTCCTATTTAAATAAGAAAGTAACTGAAACAAAGCTATTTCACTATTTGCTTTTGAAGTAACATATTTACGTATACCTGATTTTATATGTTTACCATATCGTCTATTTGATTCTAAAATCAGATTAGCATAGTATATATTATCTTTTGGTAAAATTTTATATTGTACATTATTTAAATATGTTAACATTGAAGATGTTGCAATATTTATATTATCTTTATTAACAGTTGTAAAAAAGACTGATTCAAAGTTACTTGGTGGTAATAATATTGCTTTAAATAAATTAAACATTGACTGTCGTTCATCTTCACAAAATGTGAGTTGGGACCCATCAATTAAACAAATTTTAATCTTCTCAATTAAAAGATCATAAGCAATACGTTTATACGCTGGATTATTATCCTTTGACAATTTATTTAGTTTTGCATATTGTAAAGGTAGTATATTTTTTAATAAACCATCATTGGTTGATAAATCAACATCAAATATATGATTATTAACAATAATCCAGTTTGGTGTAAATGAATTTAATTTATCATGCAAATTATTTATACTAGGACCAACATAAATAATGCCATTAGGAAATGGATTATCATATTCATTAATGTCTTTAACAAGATCAAAATTAGGATGTAAAAATTGTAAAAATTCAATATTAGAAATATTTACGCTTTTCTTTAATAATAATTTATCATTCATTATTAAATTCCAACAAGTTTAATAATTTTTCCCTATCATTAAATGATCTTTTACTAACTAATGAATTCATATATCCTAATACTGGGTTAAATTTATTATATACAATAAGTTTATCTTCAATAGAAGAATCAGCATCTAATGTATTTAATACATTCTTACATTCTTCACGCGCTTTTGAAATAGACATAAAATTAATGTCACGAAAATCGGCATAATATTTTCTAAATTCCTTTACCCTTGAAATTATTGTATTTAATATATTATCTCGACTTGCGAGTAAAATAATTTTTAAATTAGTATCTTCCATGAATTTCAAAAGTAAAGATTGATCAGCATGACTTAAATATGAAATGTCACTAATTATAATTGGTAAATTATAATTTTTATACTGGCTATATGTGTCTATTAAAGAAATTAAATCTTCACGTGATTGAATATAATTAATTGTATATTCAAAACTATTGCGTTTTATAAACTGTGTAAACGCTTTTGCAGCACTTCCTATAAATAACTTAGGGAATATTTTTGGTGCTGGGTGCGTATTGTTTGAATTCATCATTTACTATAATTCCCCTATCTTGCATATATTTAACAATCATAGTTGCTATTTTAGTAGGTTTTTCAAAATTGATAATAGCTTTTAAAATATGCTTAATATGATGTTCATTAAACGAATATGCATGATTAAATACAAACCAATTACGGATTCGTAATAACAGTCTAATAATAAATGAGTATTCCCTGTCTGACGATGTAATATACGTAAGTGCTTTATTTAAATCAGATTCTGCTGAATTTCCTGGTTTTCTTGATGCACGTACAAGATACTTAAAAGCATTCCCATATGAAAACCCAAGACAACCTAAATAAATGTAGTCTACAGCCTGTTTACCATTTGATAATTCATAATAATTTTGATGCATAATAAACCTATAAATGTAAAATAAATATTTGATACTAATAAATAATTATTATATACATTGAAATATAACATTATTTAAATAATAAACTGCATGCTTGTTCTTTTGTTATAGATTTACCATAATAATGATAATTATTACATTTACCATTAAGTACTCTGTCAATTATACGTTGTTGCAATAATTGTTTATCATCAGAATTAGGAATATAATCATTATTATAGCATACATCTATATTTAGAAAATTAGATGAATAATCACTTACATTAAAATGTCTATTTAAACATTCATTATGAATTTCTTTATATCTGTTAAAGACAAATGACATTTTATTTAAGAAAAATAAAACATGTCCTTTACCTAAACAAAATTTACTAGGAATATTATTTATACTACCAGATAATATTGCTTTTTGTAAACAGGAAGGTAAACGTTTAATTTCACGATGTTCCGCTAAAAGATGTTCATCAGTTAAATTATTAACTGGTATAGATAAATTAATCCTTGTCATAATAACTATTATGATTATATAAATATGATGTGTAAATTCTATTCAATAATATTTATTTTATCTTAACAACTAATAATTTTAAATTAATCATGTTAAGCAATATATTGCTTAACATGATAGCTTTATTATACAAACTCACCAGCTTCCCAAACAAGGTCGCCCATATTTGTTACAATTTTATTAACATTTAAAATGTTAATTTTAAATTCGCCTTTACCAAAGTCCATTAAATGATGAAGACTAATAGTAACACCATTATGACTTGCAAATTCTAATATCCATTTTGCACAATTATCACCACACATAGATGCATTAAATATTTTGCTATTATCATGCATAATAAGCAATACTGTCTTTGTTCCAGTAGATAATTTTTTAGGGTCTATAATTCCAAATACAGAACTTTTTATAGCACGTGAATCAATAACATCTGATTTATCAATAGCTTTAATAATTTCTTTTGATGTTTGTTCAATAATCTATTCATCCATATAAGTATTATTAAAATAAGTTTTAGTGTCAAAAATGTATTTATCTTTTAAGGACTCAGGAATATCACCAAAATAAATATTAAGCATAACATATCTCCTAGTCACTGAATGAGACCCATTCCCATTTATTTTGTAAGTATATTATACTACAAGTCAAGTGGTTTGTAAATAGAAAAAATTCATCATTTTGTATCAGGGATTTTCGATTCATTATCTGATACAAAATAAAAATCCCATATAGTTAACTATATGGGATTTAATATTATTCGCACTCAATAAATATGTGTTTATTAATGTAATCTCTATCTTGAGTTAGAATTGGCATATTCAAATCAACAGTCCAATCACTACCTGTATTAAAACAAGATGTGCCACGCTTTTTGAAAGTTTCTAAATCATTCCAATTAATTCCACATTCATTAAATAGTTTGTCCTGCAATTTATCACATGATAAACCTTGAAGCTCTTTATGCGAAAATTTAGACTGCGCTAATGATTGTATAGAGTTTCTTGTAGCGTCCTGCTGTCTCCAAATGAAATAATTACATACCTCTTCTTTAGGGAGATTGAAGGCTCTACAGTCAAATGTCGCGCCACACTCTAATGCTTTGTTATATGCTGATAGGCACTTTCCTTTTTCTTTATCGTTAAAATACTCAGGAACATGGCTATGAACTTCTGCTCTAAATATACGGTTAAATGCTAAAGTACATAGCGAAGCTGCAACTGAGCATATTTTCTGAACTTCATTATCATACCACGCTGATGAATTAAGCTTCTTATAATCAATAAGGACCAATGAAATTTCATCAGACTCAGTATATCCAAACACACAGCCTTGAATATTTGAGCACAAACATTTCATTGTCTTCATCATTGAAGACATTAAAATTTCATCAAATGGCTTTTCAAATCCTTTAGTGAATGTATGAAAATGGCAGCCGTCTAATCTAATAATAACAGGCATTCTATGAATAAGACCTGTTTTACTAACTGACTCATATTGTTTCATGCGGTCACCTAGATTCATAATTATTACTTACCCTCCTTGCACAGACGAGCCAAAGATATTTTATTCATATCAAGACCTTGATTTGTTAAGCGCGGTTTTTAATGCTGTATTACATTTGTCATAAGCTGCTAAAAATGCTTCCCATAATTCATACATGTCAGCAACGCATTTGTTATACTCGCTATCGCTTTCAATCTTTTTCATTGTTCTATTAAACTCAAGCAAGTCTTCTAACATGTGACGCTCTTTGTTTACATCAGCTGCATTATTTACGATGCTTACAGTCTTTGCAAACATGTCGTTGAATTTAGTAAGTTTGCTATTATGTTTCATATTAAAATCACCAATTCGCTGTTTTAATTTCTTTACTAGATCATCTGCTGATATTTTACCTGAGCCAACTGAAATATAAAAATCACGTTCATTATCTAACCCAAACAAGTAAGATATGTAGAAAGTGTCATTGTTATCACATATTACTTTTGTTGGCCAATCTTTATCTCGCTTTACATTGTAGAAATCTAGAACACTTCTTACAATTTCTTTTCCCGTCGCTTCATTACGCGCATCTTCAGCACACTTCTGCGAAAACACTTCATTACGCTTTTTAATTTCTTCTCGCCACTTTCTTTCGTTTTCTTCTGCTTCTCTTTTTAGTTCTTCATTGTTATGAATACAGCAATAGCTCATGCATCTATAACAATATCCAGGTTTCTTGTCTTCGTAAAATTCAGATATTACATCATCATATACGCCCATACTAAACTCCAGAAATGAAAGTAAAATAAAACCTCTAGCAATGTATTGAAAATATACACGACTAGAGGCTAAATTTTAATCCACTATTGAATTCTTATTTAAGATAAGACACATAGAGGTTGGTTAGAGAGCAAATCCTAAATTAAGCGTAAGCAAAAATCTTAATGCTATGTTTAATTCTGTTACTGACAGAACAGTTCCAATACTTTCAAATTCTTTTTCAAATCTTGAATTAATTTATTCTTTTCGTCGTCATTAAGTTGATTCCAATAAAAGAATTCTTTTCGTTAAGCAATAATCCAAATTCATTATAGGAAAACTTCACATTTATATTATTCATACTATTGCCTATGTATGCCATGTTAAGATCTCCTGTTAAAATGCGACATATTTAATATGTCGCATTTTATTTATCAAACATCAGATGCTTTGAAGTTGTAAATCGGTTTAATTACGGTAACAATATCAACGGTGTCTTTCACACAGTCAATAATTTCCTGCGCATTTTTATATGCCATCGGTGACTCATCCAAAGTTCCTTCATTGACGGAAGTGGTATAAATACCGTCCATTGAGTTAATGAAGTCTTTCATTGAAATCGACTGTTTAGCTTCTTTACGCGACATTAACCGACCAGCACCATGAGGACCTGAACAGTTCCAATCTTCATTGCCTTTTCCTATTGCTAGTATTGATCTTAATAGTTATTATTCCAATAAATATCTATATACATAAACAGCTAAGTTAAGTTGTATTAACTATTTATTTGTAGGAATAATTATGGAATATAACAAAAGTTTAGTAAGAAGTATTATCGGCGTTAATTTAATTATTGACTCATGTAAAAAGTATATTGAGATTATTTCTCGCGCAAAGCAAGAATGTAAGTTAGGCTTACGTAAAAAGGGAAATGGTAGCTATTATGAATGTCATCATATCTTACCTAGATCAATCTTTACAGAATTTAAAAGATGTAAATTTAATTTGGTGTTGCTAACTGCAACCGAACACTATGAGTGTCATAAGTTATTAGTAAATATATTTCCTGGCAATAGCATGAGATTCGCTTTACACGCGTTTTGGAGTCGCCCAAATTCAGATTACAAAATATCTGCAGAAGAATATGCTAAATTAAGAGAAGATTATTCAAATCTATTGAAAGAAAGAATTAGCAACGGATCAATGAAATCTGTCGGCTGCTATAGTAAAAATAAACATTGGTTTAATAATGGGAAAACAAATATATTTACTTATGAATGTCCTGAAGGGTTTGTTAAAGGTAGATTATTTTCAAATGAACATCGTTCTAATATGAGTATCGCTGCAAAAAATAGACCACTAATAACAGAAGAACATCGTAGAAAGCAAAGTGAAGCACATAAAGGTAAAACTGTTGGAAAAGAAAATGGCTCGTTTGGTAAACACTGGTATACTAACGGAAAAGAAAATACTTTAGCATTTGAATGTCCTGAAGGATTTAGACCTGGTAAGTCTGTATCACAAGAAACTGCTAATAAAATAAAATGCAGTAGAGCTAAAAATAAAAAGCATTGGTACACAAATGGAAAAGAAGATATTTTATCAACAGTCTGTCCAGAAGGATATTACCCAGGAAGATCAAATTGTTAAGCCGTGCCGGACAATTATTAATTGTCCGGTATTTTTATTCAGTTGCTTTAATGTTTATCTTAGGTAACATCATAAATTTAATATCTGCAGTTTCAGATATTAGTCTTTTAATCTCATCAGTATCTTTATAAGCCATAGGTGACTCGTCTATAGTCGACTCACAAACAGTAGTAGAATAAACGCCTTCCATTGAAAGTTTAAACTCTTCTAAAGAAATTTTAGACTTTGCCATAGTACGTGACATCTTTCTACCAGCCCCATGAGCACAACCATTTAACCATTCTGTATTTGACTTGCCTTCACACACTGCAGTTCCGCTTTTCATATTGAATGGAAGCAAAAGTCGCTCTCCTTTATATGAACGAATAGCTGACTTTCGCAGAGTATGATCTTCTAAGTCTATAAAATTATGCGTACATGAAATTCTGTCTATTTGATGTATACCATATTGACCTAATATCTCGTTCACAATTTTTTCTATAGTAATATGATTAAATTTTGCATATAATTGAGCAAAACACATATCACAAAGATATCCTCTAAGTAAGTCACCTGTTAAATAGCCAGGTATCTTTTTAGATTTTTCAATATCTAATTTTTCTTTTAACGCTTCAGAAAAACCTTCCATTGATGAGTAAGTATTTGAATACTCTACTTTTAAAGCATCAGTAATGCTTTTAATTTCGCTTTTAGATAAACCGCACTCTGCCAACTTAGTCCAATAATGACATACTTTTAAACCAAAGTTACGAGATCCACAATGAACTGAATATGCGTAATGACAAGTATTACCTTCAGAACCTTCACCGTATTCCCAATAGTGATTTCCACCACCGACAGTTCCTAATGAACGCCAAAAGTGTTCTTCATTTATGCCAACTCTACTAATAACAGAGTTAATGTATTCAATAGTTACTACTTTCGGAAGTTCATATAACTTATCAGGCCAAATGCCACGATACGTATCAAAGCCTTCCTGAATAAATTTAACAAATTCTAATTTGTCAACTTTACATTCTGAGTGTATAGTCTGTCCAAATTTAACTTGCTCTTTTACTTTTGCCTCAAATTCTTTATAAATAAATTCAGGTATTTTCTTATTAAGAAAAACCATTGAAACTTCACAGCCAATGTCTACACCAACGTGTTGCGGGTTTACCCATTCACCAATAGTTGCTACTAACCCGCATGGACCTGCCGCACCAACATGAACGTCCGGCATACATCGAACCTGCTGATCTTTAAAAGCTGGACAGTTTACAATTTCTTTTAACTGTTCAACTACACCATCTTCTATAGTGCCAGCATATATTTTTGCAGTACAATATTTCCCTTTTATTTCCATCATAATAATTCCTCCAGTCTATGAACAGGAACCATTCCCATTCAATTTATGAGTATATTATACTACAACTACTTGCCCTTGTAAACAGAAAAAATTCATCATTTTGTATCAGGGATTTTCGATTTATTTCTAATACAAATATGATGTGTAAATATACTTAATATTTAAGGTCTTTAATTTTAATATTCCAACCTTTAGAATGTCTACATTCACGGTATTCGTTATTTACCCATTCACACAGCATGTAATCAACAACATCATTAGAGTTCATTACACTTTTAATATATGAATTCATAATGTCAATTGTGTATTTTCTTACACTATTAATAGTGCCATCTTTATGTTTTAAAAATACTCTATAATGAGGGTCTTTGTTAGTAACAACTGGATTCCAATAAAAATGTGTGCAAATAATCTCATCACCGTTAAAAGGTGCATAATCCAAGCTTTCCCAAGTACTCATAGTATGTACCTCCATTATTAGTAAGTTGCAGTTTTAGAATCAGTATAAATATTGTCATGTACTTTATAATAAGTATTATACTTTGAATGATTGAGTTCAGGAAGCTTTTTGCACGAGACTTCAAAACCTGATGCATATTTATCACAAATGATAATACTTCTAAAAATCACAGTCATTTGTTGAGGGAAATCTTTTTTAAGCACAGCTTTAAATCGCTTACCTGTTGAGGTAGAAGCCTCACCATCAATATGATAGCCATTCTGGACGAGTTTATTAATCTGATCAGCAATATTCAATTCCAACTCTTCCAATGTGTAAAATGCCATTTGGTACCTCATTAGGTTATTGAATGAGAATGGACTCATTCAATTTATGGACATATTATAGTCCAAAAGTCTATCCTTGTAAACAAAAAAGATTCATCATTTTGTATCATGGATTTTTGACTTTATTTCGATACAGACTGAAACTATGACATGTAAATTTAAATATGTTCAGCATACATAATTACAGAAATAAACAAAAGTGTTCCACTTATAATTAATAATATATCGAACATAACTTATTCCTATAATATTATTTACACTGGGTAAGTATTCGAATTAATCTCATAGAGTGTTTTTGGATGAAGTGGATAATGACCCATTGATACTAATACATAAATTCCTTTATCAAATTCATCAGGAAATACTTTTTTATCACCGGCAACTTTCTTATATGCAAGCTCAGCTTCTTTACGATCTTTTGTTGAGAATAATATTTTATTCGGTTCACTCAGAAGATAAACATCGTCTTTATTTTGTTTTACAAGATAATACATTTCAGTCATGTTTATGCTCTCCAAGTAAATTATCGTTTAGAACAATAACCAGTAAGATATGCAAGGATGTGACCATCTTTGAGTTCAATCATATAAACCCACTGTCCACTTTCTGAAACTTTAACAGTCTCTTTAAAAGCTCTAGATCTATCAACAAATGGAATAATTTCAAGTTTGTTATTTAACACAGGATAAACAACTATATAATTGAATTGATCAGAATCTTTGAGTTCCTGAATTTCTTGCATTCCAATAAATGGGTTTATCATTGTGAGTCTCCATAGTTCACTGAATGAGTCCATTCTCATTCAATTTATAGGTATATTATACTTCAAGATCACTGATTTGTAAACAAGAAAAATTCATCAATTTGTATCAGGGATTTTTGATACAGATTCGATAAAAATAAATAATTCCTAACACTATGACATTATCATAATATCAGGAATTATTTATATAATATTATTATTTGTTTTATTTAGAGAATTATCTTTAACAGTGTTATTTAGTTTATACTTGTTAGTTGTATAATTATATGTATAAGTTTCTTCACTCCATTTAGTATCACCAACAATCTCTACTTTGTGATAAGTGCAATATTTAGTTTTATCATCTTCATTGCTATTGAGTGTAATAACAGTTTTACATTCAATTCCATCAACATCTTTTTTCAGAACAGTTTTAAATACACAGTTCTTATCTTCTTCATAATCAATTATTGATTCTTCTACATCAATCTTATAACCGTCGTTAATACATGAATGAACAACATCAGACACAACAGCATCCATATTATTAAATTTTGTAAGCATAATTATTTACTCACTCTTATATGTTTGGCTATCATGTTTAATTAGAATATCATTAAGCGTATTGCATAATTCACAATATCTTGACATATCGGCAAATATAAGTCTCATTTCGTTTATGTTAAATCTACTGTTATGTAAGATTATATCATGACTGCGAATATATTTCTCCAAAGTATGATGTAATACTCTTATTTGACCAATTGTTAAATTAAGCATACAACTTTCACTAGTCGCCATCATGCTTCTCCATATATAAATTTTCATAATCTGAAATAAATTTATCTTCACTAGTATCACCAGACAAATACCAATCTAGTGAATGAAGTATGTTGCCAAGTTTACCCAAGTCTTTGCAAATAGTTTTCATATATTCAATGACTTTAGGATTATCGCTTCTCCAATCTTCGTTATTACCACCATATTCAAGTAGTCCGATTTCACGGGCAACCATGTCCTTTAAATCAAAAAGGATATTATCTCTGTAGTCAAATGCACCACCACTCATCTTGGAAACTCCTTATAGACTTCTGGAAATTTTCCTGTTAAATACATATCTTCATAACACTTTGTGAGATATTTAAGACGCTCATCTTCAGCCTCTTTTTTAGAGTCTGAATAAACTTCATCATATTTGTCGCTATACGACTTATAATATATGCGTGATTCTTCAATGTCAAATTTATGATCTGTACTATGTTTAGCAGTAAAGATTATAACAAAATAATCGTAATTATACCGCGTTATAACTTCAACTGTATAGTTACCCTTAGTAAGTACAGCCACAAATTCTTTTTTATTACTAGACTGTTCTGTAGGAATTATCTTGTATTCTTCTAGTATAAGTGCACTTATAATTTCCGCTGGTTTGTTGTTAAGTTCTTTTAATGTATAAAGCGACATAGCTGTTCCCAATTAAATTAGCATTCTCTGTGAGCATTGTTATCAACAACATCGTCAAACCACCTTCCACCGAATTCAAACCTCTTTGTAATAAGTTTATTTGGATTAACAAGGTTGCTTAACTTAATAACAACAATATTTAAATCATCTGGATAAGCATTTTTTCCAGATAACGTATAGAAATCATTCATCTCACTTCCATGAATAACATGAAAGACTGCATTATCTTTTAAAACACATTCATTGTCAAGGTAATTTGCATAATCATCAAGGCTATTAAGATCTAAACCTTCAAGCGTTAGAGCTGGTTCTCCATAAAACTCGTCACAGAGATTCATTGTAATATTAGTATTAACTGTATATTTCTTCATATTATACTCCTTTGTTTACTGGAAGGACCCATTCCATCCATTCAATTTATAGACATATTATACTATAAAAATTAAAGTCTGTAAACATAAAAAGTGTATCAAATTGTATCAGGGATTCTTCGAAATATTTCGATTTACAGGTCGTAGTTTTTACATAATAAATAATAAAATAAAAACCCTCTAATTTAAATTAGAGGGTTTTTAACTTATATGAGATTATACAGCTTCATCAGCAAGCATTTCACGCAATTTAGATTCAGCATATGCAAGAAGGTCTTCAGCAGTATCTGAAATATCTTCACTATTATTCATATCACACATTGTGTTAAATGTAAATACAAGAAGCTTGTTCAAGTCGAATCTACTAAGATTTTCACTCAATGATGTGATAAATGTTTTACAGCCATACTTATCTGGTGCCGATTCCCAGATGAATTTATCATTACTATATTTAAATGTGATAAAGTGCCCGCGACTAATCCAACAATCGATTGGCGTTGTTTTAAATGATTGAAATTTACGAATAAACTTTTTAATCTGTCTAGCTACAACAATGTTCGCACAATCAACATCATCAAGGTCACGAAGGTTAATTTTGTTTTCAGTGTCTGCCATAGTAAAGCTCCTATTTAATATTTTCTTTTAAAGAATTCTCAGCACAATAAACAATATAAGCTGCAATTTCGTTAATGTGATTTTCTATATATTCAGGTGAATAGCCATATTCAGTGATAAGATAATTAATACAATCATTTAATCCAGTATCATTTATACAATCTATAAATGAATCCATATCTTCTATATATTGTTCTATAGTAGCATAGCTATCAGGTGAACAATTAGCTATAAACCACATTTCTATTTCGTCAAGTAAAGTATCTGCTATTGTTTCATAATATTGGCATGGCATAATAATTATCCTCACTAACATGCATGAAGTGCTGTACGATAAGTTTGAGTGCTATGAAACACAATATCATTAGACTCAAATGTAATTCTAGTACCATTTGGCGAAACAATCAAACATCTAGCTTTATTAAAGCCACTATCCTCCATATAATTAATGCAATTAATCAATTCGGGATCAGAGTAAACAGAAGTTGCAGCATTATCGGAATCGAAAAGATAATAAAGTTTAAACATATGTCTTACCCCATAATCATAGAAATGAAAGTGCCAAGAAGATCAGTGAGTTCATTGACATAGAAGCAGCCAAAGACAACGACGACCAAAAGGATTAAAGCCTCAATTTCATTTCTCATAGTATTCCCCAAATACAGTCAAAGAAGAATCGCGTAAGGCTCTTTGCCTTAACGATTATGGGATAATTATACCACAGGACTACTGCCTTGTAAACAAAATTTTTGCATAATTTTGTATCAGGGATTTTGAATACTATTTTGAAATACTTCAGATACAAATAGAAAATCCCATATAGTTAACTATATGGGATTTATTTATATTAATTATTTAGGTTTTCTAAGTAAGATTCAATTATATACCTAATAGCATCGCCATCTTCTTGCACAATTTCAATGTTTTCTTTTATTTCATCTATAGTAGTTGGAAAAGATAATGTTACATCCCTACCTTTATTTAATAAGGTATAAGCAATAAGGTCTTCCATTGTGCTTTCACTAACATCTGCACCATGCTGTATACTTAGTCCAAGCATTGGTAATGTATTTTTTAATGTATAATCAGTTTCAACAATATTGTCTGAAACATCATACTTTTTAGGAAAATAAATACCACTACTATGTAATATTACACCACAGTTATCACCAATATAATAGTTCGCACCACTTACACCTTTAAAACTTTTACCTTTTCTAAAACCTAATCTTTTTTAATAAACTAGCAGCACTTCTTGTAGAATTAATCGATGTTGCGTCTGTTGATTCTAGTATATATTTTCTTCTAATCATATTATTACCTTATAACTATTTTCTTAAGAAACCTAATTCATAAATCATAGGCCGCATTTTATCAGCTAGTTGTTTATATAATGCCCTAAATTCTTTTAATTCATTTGACATGAATTCTTTTAATAAAGCTTTAAGCTGATACCATCCGCAATCCCAATTATTGATTTGATATTCAGGATGAGAGTCATTAAATAATTCGCGATATTTAAAAGACTTCTTAACAAGCTCTGTCGCTTTGTCTAATACAGCTTTTGCTTCAGGTGATAAATCATCTTTAATCTCTTGTAGTTTTGTATATACAAATCTTTCATCTGAATTTAAAGCATCTTCATATGTATAGTCATTATTATACTCTTCTGCAAGATCAAGTATTTCTTGTTTTGACATCCAGAAATAATTATTTATCTCATCAGGTCTGTCATTAAATCTGTAAGACTGTTGATAACTAAAAATATTTAATATAATAGAGTCTAAGTAAAATTGTTTATATTGATGGTGCCTTTTGTTTGGCTCTAAAAGTCTATCTTTATCATTAATCCATGATGAAACTGTTAGTGTTCTTGCTGATGTGTAAATAATAGCATCTTCAAAATTTATACCGTTTATATCTTTTTCACCACCATGAGTGTAAATACCATTATAATTAAAGTGTTGTACATCTTCCCTGTGAGAACATCTTAAATTAAGACTATTCCCATGTTTAGTTAATAATTTACTGATATTGTGAGTTGTGTCATCTTTATTGTATAAACATTTGACACCTACAACTTTAACTTCTGAATCAACTGATTTAACTAAACTATGAATATATTCTGATGATTCGTACTTACCAGTTTTCCAAATATTAAATGTAATTCCCCACTTGGCACTCACATTAGCAAACTCACCAGCATTAAATAGTATGCCAGACCTGTATTCAAAATTACTCATAAATAATTTTCTAAATGGTTTATAAATATTTGCTGTTAACCATGTAGGTTTTGTAAAACAAGCCAGATAACAGTTAGTTAATTTATAATTTTCTTTAATTTCAGTTATTCTGTAAATGAATTGAACTAGTAAATCACGTACTTGACAAATAGCTCGTTCTTTTACTCTAGAGTTTGCCTCACCAGCTGTCAATCCTTTGTCACCCTTACCACCTTCACTTTTTCCAACACTACCATAAGGAGGATTAATGAAGAAGCAAATAGGTTTATTTAATTCAAATGCTTCTAATAATCCAGGTGCTTTTACTTTTAAATCATCAAGACTATCATTTAAAAAATCAAATTGAAACTTTGTTGCTTCTTTATTATAATTTTTACTAATATCTAATTCAGCTTGTTCTAATGTGCTGCAATATAGCTCTTTAAATTTATAATCCCTAGTCAAATTAAGCGTTCCAGCAGCTGGATCCCATACTACATAATTCTCTTTCCAATGAGAGCCTAATTCTTTTTCAATCATGCCATGTGCATAATCTACGAATAATGTAGGTGTATAAAATTCACCTTTATTACGTCTATTAGTATCTTCAATAAGACGATCACTAATAGCAGTCATAATTCGTTTTTCTTTTGGTGAGTATTCAGTTGAGTGCATTTGCATAAACAATTCAAACTGATCACCATTAATAGCTACTTGTTTATCATTAGCAATAAGAATATTCTTTTTCTTTGGGTGTTGATAATAATGTTCGGCGTCAAGCATCACACCAATAAATGTTCCAACCAAATCATTTGCTGGAATCTTTTTCTTATCTTTAATAACCCTGTCACAAAATAGATTATACACTTTTTCAATATTCTTTTCTGTGATATGTAATTTTCTACTTATGTTGCTGCATAGGTCAACTATCTTATCAACTACATCTTTAATATTAAAATCATCATTTACATCATAAACCCATGGATTTACTGTATTAGCTATTGCTAATACTAGATTTGGGTTAGCATCACTCATATTTGATGGTGGTATAGACCAATCAACACCTTCAGTGTCTAGTAGATTAATAATATCATTTGTATGAATTAAAGTGCATTCATTAATATCACCAATGAAAATAAGTTTAGGAATGTTTTCACCAGATTCTTCAAATTTTTTAATATAACCTAAACATTGTGCAATAACCTTACTACGTTGTACCCTATCTTTCATATGAATATCGTATTTATATTCAATAAGCACTGATATATCTTTACCATTTTGTGTGACAGTTTTAAAATAACCATCGCACTGATGTTTTCTTTCAATTAAAGAAATATTGAAATATGACTTAAATACATTATTATATGCTTCTTGCACTTGTGATTCTTGTGTTGCATATTTAATTGATTCATAAAATTTATTTGTCATAAAACACCTATATTTAAAATATTAAATATGATTTACTTTATAAATATTTTCTTCAGTCAGTTTAATCCATTTACCAATTAAACCATAAAATGCAAAGAAAGCAATAGCAATAATAGTCAATTCAAGCATTGTCAACATTTGTATGTTCCTTATTTGCAATATTGAATGAGTCCATTCTCATTCATTTTGTAGGCATATTATACTGCAAAGTAATTTGTTTGTAAACAAATTTTTTGTATCATTTTTGTATCAGGGATTTTCGATTTATTGCTTGATACAAAATAAAAATCCCTAATATAGAATAAATACTATATTAGGGATTAATAATATTAATTATAATATATTATTTGAATGATGTCCAAGTCAGGTTATCAATGACAACTTGTTGACCAATTTCATCGACCATAATCTTCACATCTCCTGGACGGTTGATATCATCGCATGAAAGCTTAACGACATCCGAGGAATCAATATTAGCTGTTGCACAAATAATACCATTAACATATAATGCAACTTCACGTTTTTTCTTACTTGTAAAAGCTTTCTTAACATCAACTGAGACTGAACTAATACCACCGCTTACAGTTCCAAAAATATAGCCGCTACCCTTGATCATCAAACCTTCACCATCAATTGCATAATTATCGAGGTCGGTACGGCCATAGTATGACCATTTCACACCGGTGCTGAGGCTTTCAAATGAGTTCGTCGTGTACCACGTATTGGGCCAACCGTTGCTGATGCCAGAAAAATCTTCAACATACATTGGTGATATTTCTGGAATTACAGGGTCTGTGTCGATTGATTCATCAGGAATGATAGGTTCATCAGGAATTATAGGATCATCTATATTATCAGGAATGATAGGTTCATCTGGAATTACAGGATCAGGATTAACTGCACCACAGTTAGGTTTGGAAGCACAAGCAAAGTCAGCACAATCAGCAAGACCATTATTATTATCATCAATACCATTATCGCATACTTCTACATAACCAAATGCAACTTCTGGTACCTTACTCAAAATCCAATCTGTATAATCCTGAACAGCTGTTGAAATACCAGTTTTCGCGCATGCAGGATCACCATAGCTTGTTAAGCCTGCAACATATTCTACACCACCGTATGTATAAAATGCCGGTCCACCTGAATCACCTTGACATGGACCACCATCATCTTGTTCATAATAAATACTACCATGTGAAAGCCAAACATATTCAGTATAATTACTCAGGCAGAAATAGCCATTTGTGCAATATCTGTAATATGACCAGCTGTTGCACATATCCTTGTCTGGATGACAACCATTAACAAGAACAGATCCATATTCACAGCCTTTTGCAGCATCACCATCAGCGGTACCACAATAAGATGTGATTGGCGCAGTAAAACTTATTTTTGTGCCTGCGTTGCCTTTTTCATCATAACCGAATCCGACGAATTCCATATTTACGCCATTTCGGATAGCTGCACGATTAATACCTAACCAACTTGGAAGTGGAAGTATAGGTTTTACAACATTTTCTGAAATTGGTGTTCTCAGTTTAATTAGTGCAATATCATCGCGAATTGTGCCATATTTACTATTAATGTTAACATCACCATAATTCTCATGGAAATATATTATTGCAATATCATGTAAATTTTTTGCAATTTGAGCTTCCGTATTTCCTACGCCTATTTTAATATATGGCTTTAAAGAACTTACAACTGGTCCATTATAGCCATCTTCAGTTACACAATGTGCAGCTGTAATAACCCACTGTGGATGTATTAATGTACCTGTGCAGATGCTTTGATCAGCATAGCCACGAGCACCACTCAGATATAAACTAACAACAGCTTTGTGTGCCTCTGTTCTATCCTTTGTGCCATTGATCATAGCGTGTGTATTCATAGTCAGTGCTGTAGGTAATACTATATCATCTTTTTGAGATGAAATTTCATCTGAACAAGCTATATTAATCACACAGCTTAAAAACAACAACATTATTAGCAGTAACCGTGGCTTTTTCATATATAATCCCTAATCAACAGGTTTCAAACTAATTTATTTAATATTAAGCATCTTTTCAAGTTTACGAATTCGTGCTTCTAGCATAGAATCTTTATTGAGATTGCTCATATTATAGTAATGACTACCAAATGGTGGTATCTCATTTCTATTATCACGAATTCTAACGCCTGAGACAGTATGCGCTGGCTCATCTAGCCATGCTGATTCAAATTTAATACCACCTACACCTTCTCGACGTTTTGCTCGAGCTTTATTTATCGTCTTTTCTTTCATTGAAAAATATGTATTAGCTACATTTGCTACAGACAAATTACTAAATTCACAATCAATGCTTCCAACATCGCCTGATCTACTATTGGTAATAATATATGCAGGTTTACCTGTATCTTTTGGCGGTGCAATAAGTATTGAATCCTGTTCATACTTAATACCAAGTTTAATCATATCATTTCTAAATGATTTAAAATCAGTAGATTCACCTGTTTTATAATTAAACATGGTAACTAAAAATGATTCTTCCATAATAGGAAGTTGTCTAATATCATCCCTACCATATATGATATCAGCATCATCCCAATTTGGATTATCAGGTGTAATTGTTTCAATATAACCGCCAGTTATTTTTATATAGCTATAACCTAAATTTTTTAAATCATTTGCTAGCTGTCTATTTCTAGATCTATTTTCAGAAAATGAAAACTCACTTCTAAATGCAGTTAACATTGCAAATCCATTTTTAAGATGGACATTAATAATACGTTCTTCAGAAGTTTCATTAATTTGGACTAATCCATTTTTAATATTTAGTGCCATTGTTATTCACCTATTTTATATGTTTATAAGTAATTCAATATTATTATGACTTGTAAATTATTGCAAATATAATATTTTGATATTACCTATAAACATAAATTATTAAAATATTAATGACCTCAATTCTGATTCTTTAATTTTTTCACAACCATCAGCACCTTTATACTTTATATCAAATAATAAAACTGTTAAAACTATTGTTGTATGCGAGGTATATATGAATATGAAAGAATATTGGAAAGCCGTTCATTCTGGTGCTAATGTTCGTGAATATGATTTAAAATCTAGGAAGATTCAAAAATCATTAAAATATAATCCAAACCCAAATGCCACTGTTCGACATCATTTAATGGACACTCAAGAACAAATTGAATATAATACAAATCATTATGAGATGTGGGGTCATAATTTAGATGGTACTTTTGAATATGGAAAATATATGGTCTTTGTAACAAAAGAAGAACATAGCCAAATACATGCTTTATCTGAAATAACTAAACAAAGAATTAGAGACAGTATGCCAGATAGACATGGTGAAAACAATCCTATGTATGATGTAAGATTAACTGGCGAAAAGAACGGCATGTACGGCAAGCATCATACAGCTGAAACTAAAAATTTATTAAGTGAAGCAAACAGTGGTGAAAACAATCCTATGTATGGTAGAAAGAGTGAATTAGCTCCATGCTATGGTAGATGTGGTGAACTTCACCCAATGTATGGGAAAGAAAGTGCATTTAAAGGAAAACATCATACAGAAGAATCAAAGCAAAAAATGAGTGAAGCATCTAAAGCTAAATGGCTTGATCCAGAGTATAGAGCTAAAAATATAGAAACTAATAAAAGTAGATGGACTGATGAAATGAGGTCGGCTGAAAGTGAGAGATGGAAGACATATTTCAAAGAACATCCTGCCTCAGAAGAATTAAGAAAGAAAAGAAGTGAAAATGCAAAGGGTGAGAAAAACCCAATGTATGGTAAACCATGCTCTGAAGAAAGAAAAAGAAAGATAATAGAAGGCCAAAGAAAAACAAATAATGCGTATAAATTTCTGTATGAAATATATGCATCTAGTGGTGGTAAATTAAGTAAGTCGCTATTTAGAAAAGCAATTAAATCAGGTGATATAACATTCGCTATTATGCCTTTATCACTATATACTATATAAAATAGTACCTACCATAATATTAGCTAATATTATGGTAGGTTTTATTTTTAGAACACTAAAGCTTTAAGCACAGATTCTTTGACAATTTCCGTTGTTTCAGGGGAACGATCAGGACGCCAATTCTTAATAATTGAATGTGTTAGTCGAAGTTGTCGTGCTGATATATTTTGTCCTTGTAATGTAGCAACTCTACCATAATATTTCTTATTCAATGTCACATTACCATCAGCATCAATAACAGTTGCATCTTCTTTAATAAAGTCAGAGACATTTGAACAAACTGCAATTGGATGAGTTACTGTACTTCCATCATCTTTTTCCATCATAATAGAAAATACAAATCCTACAACAAGATTCTCATTTTTTGTATCATCATTCCCAACAACATAATCTGTAATAAAGGCGTCAAGATCACGCGTAAGTGTATCATCAGTTGAACGTTTAACTTTAACACAATCTATTGTTCGTGATGAGCAAGCATGATATTTCGCATTTCGATTTTTAAGCACTACACCTTCTTTATTATCTGCGACTAGCTTCTCAAAATATTCACGTTTTGCATAAGGATTATCTGCTGTATTTTCTACAACCTTATTTAACTCACATAAAAATCCATTTTCCTTCAATATAAAAGCAAGCTTGTCAGCATGTCTATGACGAATATTCCATGTTTCGTCTATAAGATTTTTACTATCATATAGACAGTCAAAGACTATAAACTTAAGTGGATTATCTTTTTGAATTTGTTTAGAATCTTCAGCATTTAAATTCAATAACGCAGCTGTAGATTGTAATTGTGTTAAGCACTGCGTGTTAGTCTCAGTCTCTGGATTAGTGCTAATAATTTCACAATCAAGAACAAAGTTTTCTGGATAATAAAAATTATCTTTTATAGAAACAAGAATTGTATCACTATAATCTTGTGGAAGATAATCAGTCACTGAGTTGTTTCTACTATAAAAATGAAACTTCTTTTCAGAAGAATCATATAAGATCAACATGCGGACCCCATCCACTTTCTCTTCAGCAATCCAATCAGGTGATTCCCACAACAATTTTTGTTTATCAGGTTTAAGGTCTTTAATGCGCCTGCACAATTGTGGGCATTCAATAGACAACATAAACTTAAGTGCCCACGGAATATTATCAATTGACCCATATTGTTCTATTAAAAAATAATTACGTAAAGCTTTTACATAATCATCTTTCATTAATTTATTACCAGCTTGTACAACATTAATACCAAGTTGATTACAACGTGCTGCAAGATAATCAATTCTACGTGGGCATTCAATGGACATATTATATTAAACTCCTATATATTATAATTTAAATAATGTATTATATGTATATACATATAGTATATACATATAATACTTAAATATTATAATTGAATTGCATTTTCTATATAGCCTTTACTTCTTATTTCCCAATCTTCACATGGCGAAGTAAATCTAAATAGCTTATAAAAGTCACCACTTTTAAATTTTATCCATGTACTCTCATGACCACGAATAATGATTTTATACTTATATGATTTCCAATTAATAATTACGTTATTTGATTCAGATTCACAAATTGAGTGTCTACAGTCACGAATATTATCTACAGTTTTAGAAATACCTAAAATATATTGATTTGACATGCCAATAACATGTTGCCAACTATTATCTTTACCATAAAGAGGATAAACGTTATATGTAGCCATATTAAGCCCCTATAATTTAAAAAGTAAGGACAGGAATTTCATCAACAGTAACTTTACTTCCATCATCAAGTGAATAACCTTGCCACTTAGTAACAAAGCCATAGAATTTACCTGAATATGAAAGTGATGTGTTTAAATCTTCAAGTTGTTTAACTGCAAACTCAGCATCACTAAGATTGTCAAAGATATTAATAAAGCCTTTGGTGCCTGAACGATGTTCAACATGAAGTATAAACTCTGTTTTCATAATAAACTCCTTTGATTATTGAACGAGTCCATTCTCATTCAATTTATGAACATATTATACTGCAAAATACTTTGCTTGTAAACAACTTTTTTGTATCATATTTGTATCAGGGATTTCCGATTTATTTCTGATACAAATATGATGTGTAAATATATTCAATTATTCAAAAGAAAATTTTCCATTGGTAATTACATTATCTGACATACCAGATTTTAAACATTCACCGTCAGACTCTCTATTTATAAATAGCATAGTATCTTTGCAAGATTTAAAAGACTCAAACCTATCTTTTGCTTCTTTCAGAGTTTTATAATATTCACGATGATAATGGCTATTATATGGCCAAGTAGGATGAGCAGCGTCTTTGTTAATAAATACAGCAGTGAGTTTATATTTATTCATATCATAGCCTCCAATTTATTTATTAGTCAAAATCGATTTCTTGATAACAAGTGACATTATCGGTGTCCATATAATCACTAGGATTCTCAGGATCTTCAATCAATTCTGTGAGCCAAATTGAACAATTACAATTAGAAGCTTTTATATCTTCAATAAATCTAAGTGCCTCATAGAAGTCTCTAAAATATTCACGTTCTGCAGGGAAAGAATCCTGTGTCATACGATTATACTCTTCAATCTCAACTTGCCACATAATAACCTCCAAGTATTCTATTGAATGAGTCCATTCTCACTCAATTTATGGACATATTATACCCCAAATTCAGAGTCTTGTAAACAAAATTTCTGTATCATTTTGTATCAGGGATTTTTGATGTAATTTCGATGCAAGCTTGATGAATTTTGATACAATTTACGGGTCATATATTCTAGGCTATTATTTATAATAAGCCTAGAATATAATGTTTATTTTTATTTAATCCTCAGTACCTAATTCAATACAAAACTGATTTTTATTTTCTTTATTAGCAAAGAAAATAGTTGGAATTCTATTATCAATTTTAAGATTAATTGTATTACAATTGTTTTCTATAATATAATCTAAAAACTGATCCCAAGTAAATCCTCCACCATAAGCATATTCCCAAACATCATATCCATTTTTCCACCAAGGTGTAAGTATACGTCTCCAACCAGAAAAGAAGTCTCTACAACCTAAATTCTCAGCTTCTGTAAATGCATCAGTTGTAATTTTATCTATTTTTTCACAAATATCTACAAAATCATTTTTATTTTTAATTGTTAATTTACTTGGAGTATTTACCATTATATTATGAACACGTTCAAGAATAGATTGTTCTAATTTCTCAGCAATATCTTGTTTATTCATATTAGTCTCCATTAAATAAGTCTTCTGGTAATTGAACAGGATTATGAATCATCTCGTAAATAACTTCGCCGTTAAACGAAATTGACCAATCAAATTCACTTGCATTTTTGTGTTGTTCCCAATATGAAGTTAATTCTAGCGCCTTTTCTAAAGATGAATACAACCATTTATTAATAGAAGCTTTACTGCCTGGAACATATAATGATAACGTGTACATATTAGTATTCCTTAATATATTTATTATACTAATTTAAACAGCAATTGCACTAACTATATAACCTTTTGAATCAATCTCCCATTCTTCACATGGAGTAATCCATCTATAATTTTGTGTAAATTCACTAGCTTTAAATTTATGCCACGTAGACTCAAATCCATTATAAATAGTTTTAAATTTATAATGTGCCCAATCAACTATTAGAATATCATTTGATTTAAATTTAAGCTCATTATTTGCTATTGCTAGCCAAATTGATTTTGCATCATTAAACTCTTTTCCATTATCGATAATTGTTTGGTTGCGAAAACATCCACTAGTTTTACCTTTGCCATAAACAGGATAAACAATATATTTATGATTCATAATTCAATCTCCAATAGTCTAATGAATGGATCCATTTCCATTCATTTTATGAGGATATTATATACTAAGTGACCTCGTTTGTAAACAAGAAAAATTCATCAATTTGTATCAGGGATTTTTGATTTATTATCGATGCAAATCTCCCTCTTATTAGAGACTATTTATCATCTAACAAATGATTATCTTTAGCATATGTCTGAAACTGATTCCATTTCAATGTTCCACCATTTGCTTTATATTCTCTAAATAGATCACCTAATTTTAACATATAAGATTTTTTAGATTGACTTATTTTTGAACGTGTTTCATCATCTCGTGGTTTTCCATAATTAGGATTGTTTTCACCTGTATTTGCATCTATAATTTTTTGTCTTATAATAGGGTCTTTCATCGCTTCTTTAGTAGCTTCACTAATAACCTTCCTATGCTCATCAGTCATATTAGCTTTTTGTGAAATACTAATTTTATTTTTAGTCTCATCAGTATGATGTTTTCCATAAAATGGATGATCTTTACCTACGCATTTACCTTTTCTATTTTGACTAATAAGTTCTTTGGTTTCTGGATGCTCTAAATAATATTGTGATCTTTGTTCACTAGCCTCAATCCTACGTTTGTTTGTCCAATATTCTTTTGAAAAAGCTTTCATATTTTCAATAGCTTCTGGATTATCCTTATAATAATCACTATGCATTTTACTCATATATTCACGATAACCATCGCGTTGCCATACTTGTTTACATCCATCGCTTATACGTTGTTTTGTTAATGCAGAATTTCGATGATAATTATCATGCCACTCTTTAGTTACAAATATTACGTATTTTCCATACTCAAACGTTCCATCTTCATTGAAACCAAAATACTCATAATGTTCATCGTTATACTTTATTTGCTCTTCAGTATCTTGTAAATGATGAATGCAATTTGCATTAGGATCATTATTATATTTTAATGACCTTTGTAATCTTTTTACTTTGTATTCCCATTTATGGATTCCTACAACTTTATTAAGACAAGCTAGCTTATATTGATTTCTATTCATAATACCTCCAATATGATATAATATAGCATTTATCATATATTGATATTGAAGGTAGATTAACATATTAGCATATGGTATTATGTATTTGTAATACGATTTTTTTGTAATTACGATTAATCCATTTCCAATCTACTGCATTATTACGTGTTCTTTTGATAAAGACGTTATGATCATCTATATAAAGGTCTGCAAAAATTTTCGGGCCTGGTGCCCCATATAATTTTCTAGCATAGGGATTCTCATTTATGGCATCTGGGCTTATATTATGAGATTTCATCCATAATACAGCTTCTTCTAAACAGCTTCCCTGTCTACATGTGTGTAACATAATTTTAAAACCATCACGACGAAATCTTTTAACAACTTTTACAGCATAAGGATTTTCACTTCCTATTGTTGGCCAATTTGGTAATACGAGGGTGCCATCAAAATCTACTGCAATCCAAAGCTCTTTTTTATCTGCCATAATATTACCTCTATAGGTCAATGAACAAGATCCATTCTCATTCATTTTGTGAGTATATTATACCTCAGGTCCCCTGATTTGTAAACAAATTTTTTGTATCATTTTTGTATCAGGGATTTTTGAAATAACTTCGATACAATTTCGATACAAATTTACGCATCATGTTATTGAATTTCATATATAAAAAGAAAAGCATACTAATAATAAAATATTAGTATGCTTTAATTCTATATAAAATTGTTTAATTATTAACTGTAATACGTAGTGCTATATCAGCGTCATATTGACCAGTTTTCCCGCCTTTTAATTTAACACTATTTGATTTATAGCTTAAATCAAACTTGTTATGACCCTGAATATGATTTATATATTCATCAATATTAAATACTTCACAAGTACCATCTTCATCCCAAACTAATACATAATTAGCACAACCTTTTGAGCCATAACCAAATTTAACTTGACCAGTAATAGCTTCTCTTAAAATAGCGTCATGTAACTCTGATGACTCATTTTCAATCTGCTGAATAATATTCTTTTCAAATTGCTTTCTTGCAATTTCCATTTTACCATAAGCAAATTCAGCACTATCATCAAATTTCTGTAATTTCGCAATTTGCTTATTAAGATTTTTCATTGATAACTCAATATTATTTACCTTAGCAATATAATCATAATAATCTTTTCTTGCTTGTGCTGAATCACTGTCTAGTCGTTGTTTAAATGATCCACCACTACTGATAATATTATCCATTACATTTTTAGTATCACTGATTTTATCAAGTAGTAATTCACGTTTAGCATCGAGCTCGTCATATTTAGCCATTAGCTTATTGTACTCATTACTATTAGTATCAGATATTGAATTCATTTGATTTTGTAATTCAACAAGCTGTGCTGATATATCATTTGCACTATTTAAAAATGCAGCATTAATAGTAGCTAATGTTTCGCAAACAGTACCTGACATTAATTGTGAGCCACCTTTCTTTTTTACAGAAACATGAAAGTTACCACCAATAATGTCTGTCTTTGGAACGCCACTTGGTCTAGCACCATATACATCATAAAAACCAAGCTTTATCCATTTTTTAGTAACTGGCTGATGACCAGGTAATGCTTGTAAGTTTGCTTTAGCTAGTGGCGTTTTTGATAATGTTTTATATAATTGATTAAATACTTTTTCAGGCTCATCAGTATGACATACTTTTTTAATTACATTAGTATAGCCATAATTATCCGGCATTTCACCTTTATAGTATATTGCGTCACATATTACATTTTCAAATGCTTCTGCAGATGCACCACCATTTTTAATAATTGGCCTATCATTTAAATTACCTGATGTTTTTGTGTTTGTATCATTAACAACAAACTCATTGTCATCAAAATCCCACCATTCATCATCAGCTGCTACATCATAATTGCCGTGTAGTCCACGCTCGTTTTTAATTCGATTTTGATTGTTAATAAGTTTTTCTAATTTAGAAATTCTAGACTCAAACATTTTAAATTTATCTTTATTCATAGTAATTGTCCTTTTAAATAATTATAGAATCATTAACTATATAATTATTACTATTATTTGATATTAATTAAATTACATTATATATAAAAAATGCATTATAGTTAATTTAACTATAATGCATAACTTATTTATTTATGTGTGTGATGGTGGTGATGTGGCGATGGATGACCTTTTGGGGGCGGAGGTGGCATTGGAGTATGTCGTCTAGGAGGTGGCGGTGCTGGAGTATAATTATATAAATATCGAATCTCGCATTTTCTATGTGGGAATGGAATAAGAACAGTATAACAATGTTCAATCACAGCAGGACGATATCCTCCAGGTGGAGGAGGTAATGGATGCCGTGGTTGTGCAAATGAAGCAATTGGAATAAAAGTAAAAATTAATATAGCAAATAGAAATACAAATAACTTTTTCATTATTCAATCTCCATTAAATATTTAAAATGCCTTTCATAAACATGAAGACTACCAGCATTCCAAATAATACTACCAGGAATCACATCTTTATCATAATACTTTAATTCATCAACCATTTTATTTTGAACATATTGTGCCCATAGTACGTCATTATCATACCCAAAAACAGCATCGCAACTTCTCATAAATACAGTATAATCAAGCTTATATTTATTATTACCTATGTCATTTAAAAATACTTGAGTGGCATAAGTACACATAAAGTCATGCATGCCATGATAAGTACAATCGTATTGCATAGATGGACGATTGTAAATCATGCAAGCTTCTCGTGTATATTTATCATATAGCAATCGATCTACACAATTATAAAATTGTCTGTAATTCTCGTCTGAAAATATACACCATCCGTAATTGCTATTGATCTTACCATCTCTATCTGCACAAGCTTGCCAAATTTTTGGTGCGCCACCAGGAATGTCTTTCACATATAGTGATTGAGATTCATACCATTCAATTTCACGTTTAGCATAATCATAATTAGGCGCACGAATGATTGAGTCACTATCTGCTAAAAAATGTGCATTTTGAATCTCAACAGTCTTTCCGTATTTACCTTCACGAAAGACTTTGTTATTATAGAGATCTTTTAATTCATTTCTAATATCTTCTGTTGTAGCCATTGGGAGCATGTGAATCCTCACACCATAATAAGTTTCATAATACCAATAACTAATCCTGCAATAACTATCATTGCAAATATAAATACAAACGGTTCGTCTTCAGAATCGATGTTACGCATAATATTATCCAATATATAATATTGTTATTTAATTTATAAATATATTATACAATAAAATTGCCTCATTGTAAATAGAAAAAGTGTATTAAATTTGTATCAGGGATTTTTAATTTATTATTGATATAATCCAGTTACAAATTTAATACACTTAATTTTTATTTATATTTTATTATTAGCATAATTTAATAGTAATTGATAATTAGCTGCATGCTCTTCATCCGTATTATTATTTAGTAATTTATAACCTTGTTTTCTAAATCGATTTTCAAAATATTTAAATGTCTCTAAAATCTTTTTTGATTTAGCTTCTATTTCTTCAGGTGATTTAAATCTTTTAATATTATAATTAGCAGCAGCTCTATCTAGTAGATTTTTAATTAAAACATCATCTGTTACTGATAAAAATAATTTAACATCATAATTATATTTTTTAAAGAAAACACCTTCTAAAAATATAATTGCGTCCTTATCATCGCTAATAATAAGATTAATTAAATCTATAGAAAACAATTTACTTTTATAAAAATCTACACCACCAAATGGTGTATCATCTGAATATTTTCCAAGTATATAAACATGATTATCATTACTAAAATAATGATAACTGCGATTATTATGCTTAACAAGATGTTCAGTATTTATATTTAATTCATTTTTTAATTTACGAATTAATGTAGATTTACCTGACCCAGGTTTTCCTGTAATTGAAATTGTTTTTGACATAGTTATTTATTAATGAATGTTATAACTTCATTATAAATTTCATTTTTATCTTTAAAAGATGCATCATTATTAACTAATACCTTCTTTTTATTTTTAATTTCTGACAGCTTAAATATAGTATTAAATAGTTCAATTTCGTCTGAAATGTTTTTCTTATCAGCTAATGATAATGATTTTCCATCTTCATTATTAATAAGTAAATTAACATTATCACTTGTTAGAAGTATAAGATATAATTCATCTTCTCGAATAAATGTTCTTAATTGTCCAGCTTCTAAAGCATAAACTAATTGTGCAGCTGTTCCTGGAAACATATTCCGATATTTTGGGCCATATACAAATTCACCATAAAAAGACCTATTATGAATAATAGCATCACAATCTGAATTATAATATTTGTCTAAAGTATCATGTATAATACCTTCATAATAAAACTTATGTAAACTTTTATTATTATCGGGAATACCTGCATGAAACACTACTGGATTTTTAAATGTTTCTTTTAATTTATTAATAAGTGTATCCTTCCCAACATTATCAGGACCTTCTATAATAATTATCTTTTTCTTTTGCGAATTCATATAATCACCTATATAAAGAAGCTTTCATAAAAATATGACCTGTAATTTTCTATTGTCATATAATATAAAACATCTTCAAGATACTTTGAAAGTGTTTCATCATTAAATGACATTACATTATCATTATATACATGATCATTTTCCAAATATGAAAGACACTCAATAATGTTGTCATGTAAACGATTTAATAAATCAAAAAATGTAAGTTCAACGTCATCAGCAGCGCTATCACTTATCTGACGAGTTGACCTACACCCACATAATTGGGCGGCATGATCTGAAAGACGAACACCTAGACAAGTATTTAATTGTGAAAATCCTTCAGCTTCATGCAGTAAACATTTTAATTTCTCATCAATATATTCAGCATTAGGCATTTACTATGGCCTTTATTATGTGCCTGAGCTACCAAACCCTTTATCGCCACGTTTAGAGTCAGGCTTAAGTTTATCAAAGTCTTCTGAACAGACTTCCTGAAATTCTGAACGAATAATTGGAAGGTGCATAAATTGTACTACTTTATCACCAGTTTTAAGTTGAACAATGTCTCTAGTAGTATTGATAAGATTAAGATGTATTTCACCTGTATAATCTTCGTCGATTAATGCAGCTCCGATAATTAGTCCCTTCTTAGAAGCAATACCTGATTTATTTACAGCAAGTAAACAAGTATTAGGGTCATTAATAATGACACGAATGCCTGATGGAATTAGGATTCTACCATTAGGCATAAGTGTGATTGTCATTGAATCCAATTTAGGTGAAATGTCAAGTTTATAATCATACCTATTTGGGTTTTTATTTACCAAATCAGTTGACAATTCTGGCGAGTATTCAGGAATATAGAAATCAACTGCAGCAGGTTTACCATATGCAGAAGTTGGCGATGTGACTTTACGTGTTTTGTTAAAAATAATATTTCCCATATTAATGTCCTATATTTATATTGTTTAAAGTAAATCACATAAGATTCGTAAAATTAGATTCGTCTCTATACATTTTAAATAAAGTAGCAAATTGATTATTATAATTTATAATCTGATTTTTACTATCAGTCAAAGAAATAATGTCAGCTTTAGATATTAAGATATAATAATTTTCAGTATTATCAATTTGATTAATATTGTCTTTATGATTCAAAATAAACTTAAGTAAATTCATGCCATCAACTAAATAAAGTGCATTTGAAACTTCATCAATAAAGACATATGTTGCATTATTAAATACATCAAGTCGATTTTTATTTAGTGTGATAAAGAAATTATTTGAATTATAATATTTAGACGAATTGCGTTTAATAAAAAGATTTCTATGAACTCCATTTACTGAATACATCAATGTAGAATTTTTATATTCCTTCTGAAAAGAAATTCCTGATGAAGCATATTTCTTAGAAAGAAGCATTTCAACAATAGGCTCATCAATAAGTGCTGATCTATTCATAGAATTGGAATACTTTGTCATAATTAAATCTCCTTATTAAACCATTTAATCAGTGATTGCAACTTTATTTGAAACAACAACTCTAGGATAAATTATTTTACCATTATGCTTAGGCGTATATAATACTCTATATACATTAAATCTAATAAAATTCTTAAATTCAAGGACAGTTAATGGAACAGCCATCAAACCCTCATAATCAATAGGAATATCTTTTAGTTTGTCAACATTGATAATTCCAGGATGATTATCAAGAAATGAATAATAAAACTCATGGCCAGTATATGTAGCATTAAATGATGATGCTGTTACATCAGTAGGCATTTCAGTTGTGAATACTGTAGTAAATCTAATAGAACTTTTAATATAAACTTTACCAGTTTTAATTAGATTAAACATTTCATGACGAATAGCATAATCCAATGGCAATTCAACTGTCGCTTTATGACTTAGATTAACAGACTTAATAAATGATTTATAATTAGATTCATCTTTATCTGAATGTACTGGTTGTTTTACATTTGGTGTAACCATCATTTTAAGAATATTATCAATAAGCTCTTTTTTCGTAGTAGCTTCAAATGTCTTATCCATATTATTTCTCCTTATATCAGCAACTCCATGATTACTGATAGTTAATGTTATTTATACGACGTGTAAATATACACAGATATGTATTATATTTTTAACAACATTGACGTTGTTTATTATTATCAACTACATCGTCAAACCAACGACCACCAAATGTAAATCGTTTAGTCATGAGTTTATTTAAATCTATAATATTATCAAGCTTTACAATAATAATATGAAGATCATTAGGATAACAATTTGTACCTGTTAATTCATAATAATCATTCATATATTTACCATCAATAATATGAAACACAGTATTATCTTTCAAACCAAAATTTTCATTAAGATAATTAGCATAATCTTCAATGCTATTAAGATCAAGACCTTCAAGTGTAAGTGAAGAATCATTATAGAATGAATCAAGAAGATCGGCGTCAACAAGTGTGCTAGTTGTATATTTCATGTAGTGTCTCCTTATAGGAATTAAGTGTAGAACCAAGTTTACATTTAATATTAAATGACGTCTTCAAAGTCATAGTATTCATCAAATGGAACACCAACCTCATCTTCAAATGAAGACTCAAATTCATCTTCCATAACGACATAGCAATCTTCACATAAATGAAGCTCACCATCACCTGAAACATAAGCAGCATCATTAAAACAAAAATCACATTTGCAATGTTTCATAATTACCTCCATGGATTAATCTTTATTAGTCACCAAGTGAACCAGAAGTTATATAACCATTACGATGGTCATAAATATCAGACAGAATTCTGTCTAAATTAAGTGATTTCATTTGCTGTGAATCATATATAGATTTATAGAATCTATAATCAGATATATTTCTACCATACATTCTGTCATCAATGTTTTCTTTATGTGTATGTTTAGTCCACATATTAAACCCACCAAATTTAATTACAGTATTAATGACTATTTCATTGTATGGAATTTCAGCCTCAAAATAGCCAAATGATCTCTTAATGACATTAATTGTTTTAGGTGCTTTTTCCATGAAAATGGAAATTGCTTCATCAGTCATTGATTGCATATTCTCTGTCCAAGACATACTTTCCTCCACTAGGTGATTGAGCTGAACCATTCATGCTCAATTTATGGGTATATTATACGGCAAATCAAGTGGCTTGTAAACACAAAAATTGTATCAAATTGTATCAGGGATTTTCGATTCATTATCTGATACAAAATAAAAATCCCTACAAATAAATAAAGCATAGTAATTAATTTACTATGCTTTATATTTTATTTATTACGACTTGTAAATATATCAACCAAAGTAGCTATTAATATAAATAATACTATTGCTAATGTTATTAAAAATATAATAGTTAAACCCATGATACCTCATTACGATTTTATTAGATGTGCATATGTAGGGTCTTCTGTCATTTCACTTTTTAGTAGTGAAAGTAGGTCTTTTGAAAATTCATAAAAGTCACTTAACGATTTGTAAACATAATATGATCTATCTTCTTCAGCAGCTACAGATGAAAGAAATAAATCGCCTTTATTAATCAGCATATTAATAGCTTCACCATGTGGAATTGTCCTATTGCTGTCTGCAGCAAGTTGCCTATATTTCTTAAGTGACTCAACAATAGACATATACATAAATAGCATTGTTGCTATGCGCACTTCTTGACTATTTAGTGTTTTCATTTTCTTACAAATACTGTCAATGAAAATAATCTCAAATTCAAGGTCATTTAAATCTTTAAATTTTTCAATAAGTGATTTATCCATAGCACAATCCTATATTAATAATCTACTCGTTCACCATTATTAAAAACATGTAGTTTATGTGGCTCTACAGGCATCCAATTTTCATTGGAAAGTTTAGTTGTTGAAACATGAATACCATCAGGTGTTTTCAACAAAAACAAAGTATTTGCATGATTCATGTAAACATACATGTTATTAGTTGCATTATCTGTAAAAATAAAATTAGTTTTACCTAATTGAGATAGATCTTGAATCTCACGTTCAATACATGCATATAAAAATATTTTAAATTCATTTGGATTTTCTACACATGAATGTTCATAAAAATGATTTATAGCTTCAACGATTGAAAGCAACATCCTCTCACTATCTGTTTCACCAGTTTGAATTGTAGATAATGCAGCTGTGTTACAATTATCACAAATATAACCATTATGAATTAAAGTCCATTTAATTCCTCTACAATCATATTTAGAAAACGGATGACAGTTTTCTTTTGTTGCTGGACCATGTGTTTTAAACCTAATGTGACATAACGCCAAACTAGTTTCAAATTTCTTTTTAGATAGCTTATCAAAATAAGCGATAGCTGAAGCAGGATTTACATATAATTCATCTTTATCTGCAAGATAATATCCAAAACCATCTTTATGAACTTTAGCATGCATCCAAAATTCATTTGTATATTTATTTATAATAGTTGGACTTGAACCACAAAATCCATATATTTCACACATAATTAAATCTCCTATAGTTATTTATTATAGAAAACAATCTATAATAAAAATATACATACGTAATGTTTATTATTAAAGTGCTGGTGGACTACATGTTTGTATTGTCTTTGATTTAAAGTCAATAATACGTTTAATAAAAAATGCAATTAAACTATTATTAAATTTATATTTAAATAGTATGTCAAATGCATTATTATAACGTAGTTTATAAAGATACTGACAATCATCTATATGTGAAATTATATCATAAATTATTGTAGATTGTAGTATTAACCAATTTATAATTGTGTCTAAATCAAGTGTTCCTTCAAGTTGTCTGCATTCAACATGAAATGTATGACACTCTCTATTATAATTAAACCTACAATATCTTGCACTTAATTTAGTATATTTTTTATTTATAAGTACACTAGTAGCTCTACAATATTTATTTCTACGACGAGATGTTGGAACAATTGGGTCAAATACAGTTGATTCCATTGTTGAATATATTGCTAGTAATGTTTCAATATGGTCTCTATATATTTTACTGCTGTCAAACCCAATATGAATATGTGTTCCACATGAACTATTTACTTCACCATGTAAATATGTTTTAATATAACTAATTACTTTAGTTAATACTTCAATAGTTTTATCATTTAAGATAAGTGTTGGTGTTGATAGTTCATAACCATATAATGGTATATCTGTGTCTTGATTATATTTTATCGATCCATCTTTACCAAGAATCCACTTCTCACCATTATTATGTAAGTATCGAAATTCAAATATATAGTTATCACCAAGCAAATCTATCATTGCTTCGTTAAAAGCTTGTGTATCTTCAAATAAAAGTGACCCTACAAATTCAAACTCTATTCCAAATTTAAGATTAGGAATATTAACAACTAATTTATCATCTGTATTATTAGCAGCTTTTAACATTTTTTCAAATAATTGACTTGAAATTTTCAAGTTATTGTTATTTGAATTAAATGTATAGTAATTTTTAAATTTTTGAAAATTAGTTAAATCATATTTAGAAAATAATTCATTTATCTGTTCTATACTCATAAGTAATAATCCTAATTACCTATTTAATATAACTATGACATGTAAATTTATATAAAGCTGGCTTAATGCCAGCTTTATTTATGCAACAGACTTACTCATTACCAAGAAGCTTTCAATATCAGCAATATTAAAACTATCATCACAAATAGTTTTCTCAAATTCAAAACCTTCAAAAGATGAGAAGTCTACACTATCATTATTTTTAATAACATTCAATGTATATTCAACAAACATCTTCTGAAGTTTAACCCAGGCAACTACTTTATCAAAATCAAGTGTTCCCTGAAGTTGACGGAATTCAAGGTGAAGACTATTTGAATCAATTACTGCATTTTGAAAGTTAAGTTTGCAAAATCGTTCAGAAGTATAATCAACATTAACTGAACGGCAATAACGATTGCTACTACCTCTACGATCTGAACGAACTAATTTATCAAACAATGTAGATTCACTATTTTTATATACTTGGGCAAACTGTTTAATAAGTGTACGAGTAACTTTAGGAACATCAAAGCTCATATGAACATGAGTACCACATGTTTTATTAGGATGGGCTTCAAAGTGAATAAACATAAGCTCTAATACACGTTTAAGTGTATTAAGGTCTTCTTGACTATCAAGGCTCAAAATTGGTGTTGTCAATTCATATCCACAGAAGCCTCTGCTTGTAGTATGCAGTGAGCCATCTGTTCCCAAGTCCCATTTACCACCACTATTATGATGGTAATTAAGAGATTCATTGTAATTATCAACACCAACAAGCTCACACATTGCATCTCTGAAATTTGCTCGAGCATTAGAAGTAGCTAGTCCAATAAATTCAAATTCAACACCAAATTTAATTTTAACATCTGGGTGTTCATATTTGGATTTATCATTCACTGTAGCAATCAGTTTGTCAAGATATTCATTTGTAATTTTGTAATCATTACCTGAATTTTTAAAAATAATCTTTGATGTTACTTTTGCACGACTAACAACATCAATACCCAATGTATTGAGTACACAGTTTTGAGTTTTCAATGGTGATGCTGTGCTAACCTGTACTGTAGTATTTTCGTCAGTGTTAGCATTATCAGCAGTGACTTGAGTATCAGCTGTCACAGCAAGATGTTTTGTATAAAATGCCAATCGGAACAAACGTTTAAGATATTCCTTTTTAGATTCATCAGCTTTTTGATTCATTGTGCTAGTACGAAATATTGAACTAAACAAAGGAATATATTTATCAGGATTGTTTGTAAGCTGTGCGAACGAGAAGATTGTACCATTAACATTAATCTGTTTGCTATCGAGAGTCGACATAAGCATTCTCCTTGTATGGAAAGCTTGAATGAGTCCATTCTCATTCAATTTATGGGTATATTATACGTCAAAACTGTTAGCTTGTAAACAAAAAAATCGTATCAAATTGTACCAGGGATTTTCGATACAATTCGATACGACGTGCAAATTTATTCCTTCCAATCTGGATTTGACAGCGGAAGCAACTCACGATGAATTTTACCATTGCTGTCTTCACCAAAGTCCCAATTATCAAGAGCCTCTAAATCACGAATGGCTTTTGTTACTATCTTATAAGCTTTTTCATTTACAGTCCATGAGGCAAGTGCACGAAGATTATGCATTACTTCAAAATGTTTATAGGTTGCAGACTGTTTATAAAGATTAGACTCAGCTTCTGTAGGCATAACTTACTCTATAGGATTATTGAATGAGCCCATTCTCATTCAATTTATGAGTATATTATACCTCAAACGGTTCTCTTTGTAAACAGGAAAAATTCATCAAACTGTATCAGGGATTTTAGATTTATTATCAAACATTATCTGATACAATAAAATTTTGTATCTGGCATGGAATCTTCTAATGCAGAAATTGTGCCAAATTTACAGGTCATATTTGTATCAATATAGTATCTGAATTATATCAGATACAAAATGAAAAAGCATACCATGAGGTATGCTTTTATTATTTAAATTTTTACGCGCGACATCTTATACATTTTAACAATGTCAATTAAAGTTACAATGCATAGTGCAATTGTTGAAAGTGCTACAATAATTGAGCATACTTTCATTAAACTTAAACTAAATGTCATTGTAGCAATAAAATTAATAACTGCAAATGTAGCAATAATAGCATCAATAATAAATACTACTTTTAATCTACCAAGTTCAGGAATTAATACACGTTGAAGTGCAAAAGGTGCAAATAATACTGATAAAATAATACCAGTAATTAAAAATGTTTTTGAAATTTCAATGTTTTCTGTATTGTTCATATAATAGCTCCCAATATAATTTATCGCTATATAATTATAAAATATTAGATTCCTATAAGCTCTGACGTTTTAGGACCTAATTTACCATCCTTCTTTTCCATATTATGTGATTCCTGTACGCGATAAACTGCGTCAGCAGTTAATTTTCCAGGAATACCGTCAGGATTCAACTTTTCATCGTTTGTAATATACGAGTTTAATTTATCCTGAATAGTTTTCCATTTACTTGTTGAATATGAAAGCTTTTTATTATATGCAACTGCAGCAGATTGATTATATCCTATATCAGAGAATTTATTATCTGCAGTCTGTTTGTTAGAAGGTTTGCTATTTGCGTGAGTACCCCATGTTTCGGTTCCTATTCTATATCCTTCCTGAACTTTCATTGCGGACATGATTTTATTTTGCTCATCAGCTGAATATGCAGACATTACTTTCTCTCCGATGTTACCTGAAGTCATAATGTAGTTTGCATATTGAGTAGGATTATTATTGTCTGAAGCAGGTGCATATTTTGCGATAGCTTGTTTTAATGTAAGGTCTTTATATTTGCTTGAAGAGAATAACAAATATTTCTTTGCGACATGACCATCCTCAGGTGTTGCGAATACAGCAAAGTTCTTTTTATCAACACCAATACGATTTGACGAAAGGGATCCTGGGCGGAGGTTACCTTCATTATTATTCCTCCACGCAACAGTACCACCTTCTTTTGTTAGTGTTGTTCCATCTGAATAATAATACGTTCTTTTTGTCTGTGAAGGACAAGGTTGTTCAATCCATACATTCTTATTAGCAGTAGCATTACCCATAGTATCCTCCAATATAATATTATAATAAATATATACATTAAAATCCCACTGTGTTTAACTATACAGTGGGATTTGCTTTATATACCTAATTGTTTATGATATTTTTTAACTATAAACGGTTTACCAATTTCTAAAATATGTTTCGGTAATTTTGACATTTGCTCAATATATTGACTCTGTTTATTTTTAGGTAACTTTTTCCATATTAATGATATATTATTATCATCTATTCCATCAACTTTTGAAACTGCTTCTAATACATCAACTATATTATCTTTATAGTTAATAGTATATGTTAATACAGTATCATCATCGTCAACATCTATTAAAGTATTAAGAATTTTTGCAGGTGCTTTTAATACTTTATTAATATCATTATAATCTGATAAATCAGATGCTAGTGAATAAGCAACAGTAACACCATCAATATCTGACCATTTATAGTCATCCCAAACTTTTAATAACTTACGATAAGATTTTTTATCTATATATTTTCTTAAATCACTAATTAAATTGGGATCTGATTTAAATTCAACTGATATGGCGTCTGCAGGAATATCGCCAGCATATTCAAAATCAGTAAATATATCTGATTCACCATCATCAAAAATAAGATCATTAATTAATCGCTTATCATTATCATCTAAAGTATAATCAAATTCGCTACTTAATTCATTATCATTGGCAAATGGATCTATAGCATTAGTATCACCAGTTAACAAATCTGGGTTTAAATAACTAGAGTCAATTTTTAAAACTACATAATCATCACTATCGTTTGACATTCTTGCCCATGATTTTGCAGATTTTATATCTGTAGTTAAATAAACTTTATTTGGATTAGATAGAGCATGATTCGAATTCTTACGACGTACTAAACCGGTTTTTAATATGTTATCTGCATATTTTGCAGAAGTTCCATGATAAAAATATTTAGGTAAATCACCTTCTATAACTCTTTCGTTTATAAGCTTTTCTAATTTTAAAATTTTATATTCAAGTAATAAATTTCTCATATTTACTATAATCCATAAACAGAAACATCAACATGCCCAAGTTTATCTGCGTGTGACTCAGGATACTTGCTGTGATACCACGATTGGTCTTTTCCTAAAATTCGTTTAGTCCAAAATAATATTACAGAGGGCAAGCTAACTATTATATGAAAGAACCATCCAAACATTAAAGATTGAACTGAATGACCTGTCTCATGTTTAATTGTATTTTCATTACACTCAGGCGTTGTAAAAATAATTGGACCTGATGAGCAACAAGCATTACCGAATAAATGCCCTTTATTGACATTTAACACAAGGATCTTTGCATCTTCATTATAATATAGCTTGCCATTTCTAAATATAAGCCAGCCTAAGATTCCGGTAATCCACTGAGGCAAAATCCATATTGCTAATAATGCATTTACTAAAATTGTAAGAAATTTACTTTTAAATTTCAACATGACTATAATCTCCTTATATAAAAATACCTTCCCATATACGCGAAGACTAAGCGGGGAAGGTTTAGTATTATATTAGATATAATATATATATAACTTATTATTACTTTACTATAATAAATTATACTAAGCAATACTTATCAAAACAATTTAAGCATATTTTATCAACATTGCTTAAGCCTCTGCGAGGAATATGCTCAATCTCAATACGTCCCATAGAATCTGTATAAATTGTAGGTAAATCGCATCTACCAACTACAGTTTCATTAATATCATTAAACTCAAGCCAAGCATCCCATTCTGAGTTTTTAATACCTTTTATATTTGATTTAGCATACTCTGATAATTCAGTCATAAGTCGCTTTAATACTTCAAGTGTGCCATAACCAGTAGTGCATATACTATCAACATCATCACCATCAACATATAACGTGATTGAGTCTACATTAACAAAATCATCTTGATTGGATTTAACTGATTTACTCGGATCTATACGTCTAATAAAACTGGCCTCATTTTTAGACGATTTGTTAAAAAATAATTTTTCTAATCTTGCAACTCTTGCTTCTAATTTCTTATCCATAATTACCTCCACAGTATATATTTATTGCAATCTAAATAAACCAAGCCTATCAGCACCAAGCATTATTCTTTCGGTTAAATCTTCAATTTGACTAACAAGTGCAGCCATTTCTTTCATGATCTCTGGTGGATTGTGCCATAAGTCAGCATCAACCCACTCTGTAACTTTATCTAATGAAATAAGTGCTGATTTTACATCATTAAGTTTTTCTATAGCAACATTAGCATTATCTACTAATTTTGAAGATTCATTATCAAATGCCTGCCAAGCGTCATCGCTAGACATTTCATCGTACTGTTCATTCTTACGATTTATAATTCTTTCTAAACGTGCGATTCTTGCTTCTAATTTCTTATCCATATTGTTTATTCTCCATAAATTAAAAGAATCTATAAATTATAATTCATAGATAGTTATTTATTATATTATATAATAATATTAGTTAGATATTATTATATTGAATGGTACCATTGCCATTCAATTTATGAGTATATTATACCGCAAGTATTCTGGTTTGTAAATAAAATTTTTGTATCATTTTTGTATCAGGGATTTTGTGAATAAATTCGATACAAAAAGAAAAGCACATTCAATTGAATGTGCTTAAATTATATTTATATAATTTACCTTGGAGCACTTGGTAATGGCATCCAATGAGTAACTTTTACTCTGAATGTAGCTTCATAGTCATTCTTAGAATACACACGGTCACTATTATTAAAATATTCATCGCTTTCTTTTGTTGACCAGCATCCATTATGATGAATTCCTATTGAAGGAACGAATCTTAATGATGGATTTGTGCAATCAACTACTGAAACTAACACCCATACATAATCAGGTGGTAGCCTATCATTTACAGAAATCCAACTGTTCATAGTTACTCCATCTTATCTGTGCTATATTCATAATAGTCATCACATACATATTCATCCCAACACTCATCCCAGCATTCTTTATCAATGCAATAACCGTAATTATCACATGAATAATAATCACACCAGGTCTGACACTTTGTTTCATAATGACAATCATTATCCACAAAAACACAGCCTGTTAAAATAATAGCAAAAAGTGTGATTACATATTTCATAATTAAATTCCTAATTGTTTATGATATTTTATTAATAATATAATTAAACAGATGCATTTAACTTATGTGCGATATCATCGAGTTGATCAATGATATTAAGATATTCATTTAACTTATCATCACCAAATACACGTTTAACAATATCAGTATATCGATCATTTTTAAGATTATCTATAATTTCACGTATATCATAATATGCATTACTGGTTGCTAATCTTATATCACGAATATCTTTTAAATTAGGACGCCCCTCAAATTTACGTTCAGATTTTTTAATCTGATATTCAAATAATAAATTTCTTTTCATAATTGTGATCCTTTATGCTTTATATATTTCATAACACAGTGAGATAAACCATCTGCTTCTTTTGTAGTGCCCTTCTTAATTAGATTTGTACCACCACGATTATATGCCTTTATTAAAACAGACATCTTTTTAAATCGCTTCTGAAGATGTTTAATATATCTTGCTGCAGCAATTGTATTACATTTAATGTCATCTATATCAGTGCAGCTTTCATCCATATAATTTTTAAACGTAAATGGCATTAATTGAAAGAAGCCTCTTGCACCTTTATGCGATTCTTTAATCTGACATCTGCTTTCACAAACAGCTAAATAAAAATAATTCGATGAAACGCCTTCGCTTTCTAAAATAGATATTATTTGTTCTTTATATGGAAGACATTTGTTTAATCTAGAATCGGCAAATGAAGTATTACATATGACTTGTAAAAATAAAAAAGTAAAAAATACAATAACTAATCTCACAAAACTCTCTTTATAAAAATAAAGCAGGGAAATTCCCTGCTTTAAATTATTTCGCTAATTTTGAATATTCAAAAATCTTATTCTGTAGGATGTCTGCACGTGAACTTATTTTCTTTGCAAATTGCTCAACATCTGTTAATGCCTGTAAATTACAATCTGTTGTATGATGCAATTTATTATCGTCACCATAATAACAGTTAGATGCAATATTAAACATCTTTCTCAAATGCTCTAGACAATCCATAAGATAATCAATATTCTGATAAACTTCACTAACTGAACGCTCAAATTTCGCTGAATCCATAAATCCTCCAAATTATATAAGTAGGAAATGTAAGTTATAATCATAATAATTATACCCTACGAATAATAAATCGGAGAAAGCAGGACTCGAACCTGCAATACAAATTAAATTGTATGACGGATTAGCAATCCGCTCGAATAACCATTATCGCATTTCTCCAAAATAGCGGAGTCCTGATCCCAGGTTGCGCTAATCTTTTGTAGAAACTAGCTTGATAAATTTATCAAACTCTTCTCTAACAAATGATTCTTTGTGCTTGCCTACATCTTTTATAATGTATGGTGTATAACCATATTTAATGATCTCATTTATTTTAATACGATCTCTGTTCTGTACTTGTTCTACAGAATGATTGGCGGTGATCTTTTCATAATGCCATTTACCATTCCATAGCACTGCATATTTAATATCGTGTATAATAACGTCAGCGTCCCACCCATTAAAGATTGGCGCATTATGTTCTACATTGGAAAAGTACTGTTCACACAAATTGCAAAAAGCAATTTCATTTTTAGAACGTCTTATCTCTGCTTGATTAACCACACCTTTTCTGCCAGCTACAGACAACTTTGATTTTACCTCATCTGACAATGGGTATTGCTCTCTAAATTCTTTGTTATGTGTGCGAATACAGTTTATACAGTAACCAGATTCATTATTATTAGACAATGATTTTCCACAACAGACACAATAAGCTACTTCATGTGGAGAAGTACCATAATGAGTATATAACGAATTAGAAATTTTAGCTCTTTGTTCTTCAGTAAGTACTCTGGATTGACTGCATTTAGTAGAGCAATATTTACGATAAGCGCCCTTTTCAAACTGAGAATCAGTGCATTTAACTATAAACGGATTACCGCATTTTATGCAGGTTACGCTGTGTTCTTTTATGTAATGTGAACTTTCAGGATTACAACTGCATCTATTAACATGGTAAGCAAATGCATGTTTATATGTAAAGAATTTCTTATTACAGAATTCGCATACATAATCATGCTTTACGTATTCTTCGTTATTAAAGCAACACATAGTTACCTCCGTTTTAACTTTATTAAACTGATATTGCCGTATCAGAAAACTTAGTGGTTAGATGAGTTGGAGATTCTCATCAAATGGCGGCAACCATCTGTCCCACTAAAATTTATAAATAGCGAAGGTGAGAATTGAACTCACGACCAATGGTTTATCTTACTACTCTATGTTTCCATAGCCAACTATAATAATTAATAGTTGTTGTAGTCTGGACTATTTCTTATGCATGTTCTTAAAAAGAATTTAGCACCGTCCTATATAGTCTCTGCACATTTACATATAATTAAATTATATGTTTTAGCTCAAGATTGCCTACAGCGTTATCTGTTTAGGGTTTTCTTGAATTAGGGACGTTCTACTCCAATAATTTCTTATTGGGCACTCATATTGTCTAAGACCACTGCTCTGACCGCTGAGCTACTCCGCTATAAATGCTCTTGGAGAGTTCTCGAAGCCTCAAGGTGTTTATCACCAGTCGGTGATTAAAACCGCCGCGTTTGCCCATTTCGCTGCAAGAGCATAAGTGCGAGAAGAGGGAATCGAACCCTCAAGCTAAAAAGCGTAGCATTTTAAGTGCTATGTGTTTACCAATTTCACCATTCTCGCATAATGGGCGATGATGGATTCGAACCACCGAAGGCGTTAGCCGCGAGGTTTACAGCCTCGACCTGTTGATCACTTAGGTAAACCACCCATGTTATAATTATAATATACATAAGATGTACATTATATTTAACTTTCTTTTATTTATTTTTCAAAGAAATTCCGTGAACAGGAATTGCACCTATACTGGCGGAGTCAAAGTCCACTGTTCTACTATTAAACTATCACGGAATAATGCTCGAAGAGAGAATCGAACTCTCAAATCAATGAAGATAACAGATTTTGAGTCTGTCGCGTTTACCAATTTCGCCATTCGAGCAAATTACCTATATTACTATAGGTTACCATAATATTAAGATTCCTTGTACTTCGGAATCATACGATATTATGGAATTTATCGGAACTTCCATATTGGGCGAACGTTATATCATCAACGTTTATGCCTGAAGATCACTGTTACATATATAAATCTTATTATATGTAATTGAACGAGTCTATTCTCATTCAATTTATAAATATATTATACATCAAAATAACGATAATGTAAACCAAAAAAGTGCATTATTTTTGTATCAGTGATTCTGATTTATTGTCAGATACAAACTGATAAATATGAAATATGACCTGTAAATTTATATATTTTTATCTTATTATATATAATTTAACTTTACGTTATTAATTAATCTTTTGATGCAACTTTATCATAAAGTGAAGATAGTTTTTCAGCAACTGCATTAGCATCATTAAATGTGCCAACTTTTTTATGATTGCCGTCAGATGTTGAATAGACTGTCATATTCCAACGTGGGCCATCATCCATCATAATATTCCAAACAATTGTTGCAAATGGCTCCTGGTCTTTACGTGAAAGAAAACCAGCAGGTAATTTAACTTCTGCATATGGACCATCATAATCAATATCAACTGGTTTTTTATTTGATTTCATAAGATCATGAATATCTTTAATATCACTAAAAAATGCAGCAGCTTTATTATTAGCTTTTTCAAATTTACGATAATATCTCATTGTAAATCTCCATAGTATAAAATAATTTAATATGATATTTATTATAAATATTATAATAAATATTATTTGTAAATGATGTCTAATAACATTTATTATAATTTATAGATATACATAAAATATTTTAAAATATTAAATTATCTTATATAATAAAAATAATTAAGTAGTTTTAACACCAGCTCTTTTTAATTTTTTCTTAAACTTTCTAAGATCTTTTATATCATCAAAAGATTGAATCTCTTTTACAATTAGCCATGAGTTACGATTATCATCAACGTAAAACTGAACTTCGTGATCACCATATTTAGATATCCAATATCTCGCTACGCTTATAGATGAAAACCATAATTCCTTATCAGGTATGTGATATCCTTTGTAGCATGTTACTCTACAGCATTTGTTAGAATAACCATCGTAGATATCAATTGGCCATCTACCCATATACTCGCAATAAAGTTTAGAGTAAGTGTTATCGTTTAATTTAACGCCAGTGTAAATATCACTGCTATATGCAAATTTACTAGCTTTCATATTAGCTTACTACCTACTATAAGATACACAATCATTAGGGTATGCAATTGACGCTACAAGACAACTACCAACAAAATCAAATAAACAGTCGAAGTCACCCCATCCATTTGATGGGTTATATTGAAGAAGCTCATTTTTATGAATGGCAAGATATTTAATAGCATCAATTAGTAAGTCAGTCATTTGATATGCTTTCTCAATCTTAGGTGACATCTCATCACCTCTCCATAACAAATTATATAATGTATACCCATTTTGAAGAGGAACGTGTTCAGCCATTACATTCATATTGTGAGTAATATTATATGATACATCCTCAACATCATTTGTATGATAAAAAGTAATGTCAAGACTCATAGTATAAATTACTCCTTATTTACTAAAGTTCACTGCTCTCGTAAGATGTCTTTAACCATCTTATCTATGATAAGCATGTCAAATGCTGATATACAATGTACGAACTGCTCAAATGTGTAAATTTCATTTTTCATGGAATCTACAGTGCGCGGTGAAAATATAATGTCGATATAACTCTGATATATTTTCTTTACGTAAGGTCTTAGAGTTTCCTTTAATTCAGCTTTTGTTTTACATTTATATAGTAACCCTTGTAAGTCATCATATTGTTCATTAAGCATTATCATGAATACCATATAAAGTTACTGTATTTACTTTTGCATAATATTCACCAATATGTTCCCAAATTGATTTTGTGTATCGTCTTACCTTTGACAAATTAATACCATCAATATCGAATATTGATTTTAATGCGGCATCTTCAAGAGAATCTGCATAAAGGTCAATTAGTGATCCATCCCATTCATGATTAGAACCTTTGTTAAAGGTTATACAATCATTATTAAAATTGAATCTAATTAAGTATCTATGCATAATAACCTCTTAGTCTATTGAATGAGTCCACTCTCATTCATTTTGTAGGTATATTATACTGCAAAGGAATTTGTTTGTAAACAGAAAAATTATGTCATTTTGTACCAGGGATTTTCGACACAGTTTCAATATAAAATAAAAATCCCTGATACACATAGTTTACTTATTAATATGAGATTTGCTAAATTGTCTATATGCTTTATTCCATGCAGGATTAAAATTATCTAATACAATTTTAGATTTAAAATCATTTGTTGGTATGATATCTTTATACATTTCATAAACAGCTTTAGCTTCCTCACTAGAAAGAAGATTTAAATCAATACCTGCAATATAAGTATCATTTTCTTTAATAACAAGAACTTTACGATCTTTTGTTCCATTACTAGATGTATAACTAAAAGTTTTAACCATATTAATAAATCCTTCTATATAATTAAAATTTAATAATTATTTCCAAATCTCATAACCATTTTGTGCAAGAATTTCAAGTGATATATTATTTCTACCATGTCCATTGCAAAGCCATTCTTTGATGGTCATATTTGGATTATTTGTTCTAAAACAATCATTTTTATATACAAGCATACAAAGATCTGTATGACTTATTTTGAAAAATCTATTAACATTATTTTGTAAATCCATATGAACAAGGATGTAAAATTTATTGCTAAATTCATTTAACATAGTTGTTCTATTTTGATTTTCTTTTTTAGAAATATTGCAATTAATACGGTCTTTATTTTTATGCTTTGTGCTACAACAAAACACAACTTCTTTTAATCCATATTCAGTGTCAACAAAATATTGATCAGGGTGTGATTGACTATTAATTAGTATATCATTATGATTTTTTGCAGCTTCAATTGCAAAATCAATTCCCATTTTATGAATTTTCTGTGTAGAAAGGTGATTAATATTTTCCATAATTGTTTACCTCAATTATAAATGTGGAATATAATAATGTAGCTATATAAACTTATATAGCTACGACATGTAAATTTATAATTCTTTTTCAACTAATTTCCAAATAAATTTCGAATAATCTTTTCCATCATATAATTGGAATAAGACTTTTGAATATTTACATTGTAAGAAATATTGTGCAGCTTCTTGTCGTGATTTAAAATCATCACGAAATTTAGATAAACACTCATCTTCAATGTCTTTGTATTTAGTATACACTGATTTAACTAATTCATCAAAATATAAAGCTGATTCTTCTGATAAATGTTCATCAATATATGAACGGACTTTATCAACTTTATTTTCCAAAATAGCTTTATATGCTGATTTAATGCTCAAATGGAATTGAGCTGAATGTGCTTTAAAATATTCTTCAAATTTTAATTTCATACGAAATCCATTTGAGAATTTAATTACAAAGCCCTCTCGGTTATATCCACTCTGATCTTTACGGAATGATAAATAGTCTTTTACTGATTCATATTTAGTAGTAGTTTTAAAGATGTGTTTATAATCATAAATATCATCTTCAAAACCAGTTTCAGTGTCAATTACAGCAATAAGGAAAATATCATCAGTATCGCCATAGTTCACAACAAGTGAAGTCATTGGGTCTTTATAAATAATTTCAAACAAATAAGTTTTTGATTTATCTAATAAATCTAATTTATCTGAATATTTTGAATATAAAATATCAGTTGCATGTTTTGCTTGTGCAGAATCAAATGACCCACGAGTTGCAATATACGGTTTTCCGTTATAAAAATACAAGATACCTAATGAACCATCAAGTTTCTCATATACTTCAAATGGAAGATCAGGAATTTGTTTACCTTGCTGTAAAAGCTCTTCATAGTTATAGAATTTTGCAAATGGACGTGCAACAACATTCATTTCTTTATCACAAATAATTCCACGGCACTGTTCAGTTGCTTCATTCCAAACATGTTCGGCTGCAGCTTGTTTAGTATAGTTATAAATATATAAATCAAACTCATGGTGTTTACGAACAACAATATATTTAGAATCAATCATCTGTTGTACGAATGGAATATTTGCGAGTTTCATATTTAGCCCCTTAGCGTTAGAATAACTTTTTATTAGTTTTAAGATCGAATGCAAGACCATCATTCATAATGGCTTCATTCACTGCGCGTGAACGTTGTTTCCAACCATATACAAAGCATTCACAATTATGACCTTCTACTACAGAAGCAAATGAATAACCCATTTTCTTTAGTTTGGGAAAATCATTTTTAATGATACTTAACAGCGACCAAAGCTCACTGGAATTATGAGTAATAAGTCTATCACCTGTCATGTTTAAATCCTTTGCTATTGAGCAACACTATTATCACTCAATTTATGGACATATTATACTGCAGATTAAGCAGCTTGTAAACGAAAAAAGTGTATTAAATTTGTATCAGGGATTTCGAATTAAATTCGATACAATCTGAATACAAATCTAATACACTTAAATTTTATATTTATTATTTAATTATATGTAATATCGTCAAATAATACTGGAATTTTATTTTGCAATTCTTTTAAAAGTGATCTCATTATAGACCGCATTTGTGGATGTGCAAAAGATGATGTGCGCAGACGAAATACATTACGCCATTCCCTTATATTTGCAGTCATAATAATTTCTGTAGCTGTTGATAATGGAAGCACATTACGAGCTAATTCAGGTTTTACATTATTACTCAATAAAGCCATATATGCATTTTCAGCGTGCATACAAGACTCATACCAAATACTATAGTTAACAACATCATTTTCTAAATCTTCAGGAATAATAACTTTAATTTCATTCCCAAATTTATTTTTATTATATGAACAATATCTTGTTGACTCTTGACAGTAGCTTGCTAGTCTATGTCTCACAAGTTCATTTGCAATAGCCCTATCAATTGTAAATTTAACAGATAATTGTGAATGCTCAATTACAGCTTCATGTCCACGACTAATAATATTTTTACAAAACTGAATACAACTATCATTTGTTATATTATTTTCAGATTTATAACAAATCCTACCAGCTCGTTCAATTGGTTTTAAAATTGCTTCAATTGGATTTGAAAGATCCGTAAAAATTTCATAAGATGAATGAATTACTTTCATACTAAATCTATTAACAAAAAGTTAAATTTATAATAGCTATATATAAAATAACGGATATATAGTTACTATATATCCGTTTTAATTTAAATATTACTTACGAAGTAATTTCTCAAGCCGATTAATTCTTGACTCAAGTTTTTTATCACGAAGTGATTTAAATTTACGTGACTCATCAAACTCGTCTTCATCCTCATCTTCATCCCAAGACTCTTCAACTTCGATATCGTTTAAATCGATATAACCATATCTAGTGCCCATAAATGGCATATCAACAAAATATGTATTTGTTTTTGTTGATACAACATCAGAATCATTATAGTCTTCAAGTTGATCAAGTGCATTTTCCAAAATTCTTCTTAGTGTACTAACTGTTAATTCCATATTTAAACCTCAATATATTATATTGTTTCACAAAATTACTTAAATATTAACGTCTGCAGAGTTTACGTTCAAGTCGGCGAAGTCGTGATTCAAGTTCAGCTTCATCATCTTCAACGTCATCTTCTACTTCCTCAACTTCATCGTCAGCATCTTCATCAAGGCCATCATCTTCTACTTCAGGCTCTTCAAAATCATCAGCATCTTCAAGACCGTCTTCAGCATCTGCTGGGAATTCACCTTCTGCAGGTGCAAAACCCATACCACATTTTGCAAGAACACGTTTACATTCAGCAGCTGACATTTCTGATAAGCATGCAAGGAAAGCATCCTCAACATCGACGCTGCCAAGATCTACAAGTGAAGCAAGAAGTTCACATGGATCTTCAACATTTTCAAACATTCTTCTATTTCTACGACTTTCAAGCATTCTTTTACATCTAATCATTTTATCTTCTCCAAAAATATTTATTTATAATACTAGCTAAACTAATAACCATTATTTTTATTATTTTTATTTTAATATCTTAATAATCATCTTAATAATCATAATGATTATATACAAATAGATATTTAACAAATTAACTGTTCAATATCAAATAAGTAATTATTGTGTTGTGGTCCTATTTTAACTATTCTAACAAACAAAGGAAAATCAATTTATGGTTACACCAACAATCGCAGCATTAATCCTTATTGCTGTAACGCTATTACTTCTTATCCTAATTCCACTATTAGACGGATCCAAAAAATTTCATCAATATATCAGTTTACGATATACACTAGTTGCTTTATCATTAATAATGGCATTAGGGTGTGTTTTGGACTTTTCACATTTAACTGAATCCTCGCGCAATATCGTTCTAGGTGGTGGGTTAGGTCTCGTTGGATTATTCGTTATTGTTCGTTCATTAGAAAAAATGAAATTAGGTAATAAGGTAATTGATGTTTCAGCAGAAAAAGGCGATATAAAAGTTACTGCGAAATTACAAAATAAAGGTACTGAAGTTGAAGTATCTGAAAATGAAAATACTGAAGAGGAAACACCAACAAATGGGCCTCATAAGGTGTTTGAATAATTATTTGCGGGATATTCAATTGAATATCCCATTTTTTGTACTTTATACAATACTACCTATAGGACTAATTGTATAAAATACAGAATATATTAAATTATTTTGAATATAATTTATTATAGAAGAGACTAAATTATAATCATAATTAATATAACAAACTATAATAACACATTTATATATTATTCAACGATATAATACTATTTTTGTATTTTATACAACAATACCTATAGAACTAATTGTATAAAATACAAGATAAGTTAAATTGGTTTAAATTAAACTCAAATTGTCAAATTGAAATTATATAATTTAATACAGCAAATACGACATGTAAATATTTATATTTAAAATGAGGTCTAAATTGCAAAATTTGAGACCTCATTTTTATAGTATGTATTTATCAATAGAAGTCATATAACTTTATTATATCGCAATCTGAATGAATTATACTATATAATTATATGAGGTTGGTATTTGTTATTAAATTATACTGTTTTGAATTTAGTATTATTTATTATATAATATTATAATATATTAATAAATAAAATAAATTAATTATATTATTAAGATGATTATTAAGATGATTATTAAGATGATTATTAAGATGATTATTAAGATGATTATTAAGATGATTATTAAGATGATTATTAAGATGATTATATTAACAATCAATAGCGCTATTTATTGAATTTGAATTCTGTTGTTTTAATTTATTCCGCTCTCTAATCTCTGATTGTTTTCTTATTGTTATATAAGCTTTAATTTCATCCATAATTGAACAGTCTTCCTCATTATTATGAATTTCTTTATGTGCTTTTTCACATAGCCATATTAAATTATATGGGTGACAGTCAAATGGGTTATGATTTATATGATGTACAACTAATTCGCCCTCACATGTATGATTAGGGTCTTTACATGCACATTTTTTAATAAGACACATCTTCGCGACTTCACGTGAAAGTCTATATGCATTTGAAATTAGTATTTCAATTTCTTTATCATCACCACGTTTAACAGCATTTATATGTTTCATCTTACGTGAACGGTAGGCTTTCTTTGCACCACGTTTAGCACATTTTTCAGAACAATAGAGTGTATTCCTTGATTCGGATTCAAATTCATTCCCGCAAATTTTACACGTTTTCTGATATGTCATTATTAAGTCCTATTATCTATACCACCAAAGGTTAAGTGTAAGATTTTCAATATACAGACGATAATCTACATATATGTCACCATCAGCATATCGGTGAAAACTTAATCTATATTCAGGTGCATCATTTAAATGATGTACAATAATTTCTAATATTTCATTTTGAGTAAGATTATTTGTTTCTGCCCATTCAGCTGTTAAATCATCACGACTATACTTTAACGCTTCAATAATAGTGTCAATATCCTCGCCTGTATACTGACTTAATATTTCAGCTACTGTACTGCATTCTGCATATATGTCTTCGAATGTGCTCATATTGTAATCCTTAATATTTATTATATTAAATTATTTCCAAATCCAAATACCATCTTGTTTATAGATTTCGCCTGAATCTATTTTAAATTTTATAACCTGACCTGCATATTTTTCAACCATACTTTTTACAACATTTAATTGCTTAGCAGTAAAGAAACCTTTTTCTTTATACCATTTAGCAAATGCAGATCCTTTCTTAGCATCTTGTCGTTTAAATCCAATACCATTATGATATTTAACGTCTTCAGTTGATTTTTCATCATCAACCTGGTTATCATATACGAATAATAGTGTATGGATAGCTGTGGAATCTTTCTTTAGAATTTGTGCTTTTAATTTGCTAATAATTTCTTGTTTAGTTTTAAATGTTGCCATAACTATCCTCCAATTTGCTGAATGTGCTTATTATAAAAGCTAATGACTATTAAGTATCATTTTCAGATTTAACAAATTTCTTGTATGACAATGAGTCTTCATACTTTGATTCGTCAAAACAATGATTGCCTGCACGACTCATTTCTAACCAAAGAGTTTCTTCGACGAATGAAGACAGCTCGTATGCTCTACTAGTAACTTCATCATAACTGCAATCATGACAATCTTCCCATGTTTTCATTGCGATTTTATTCGCAACATCGCGGTGGAATGCATAGTCTTCGCAGAGTCGATTGACAAGATCCATGAAAAAAGATTTATCGTGTTCAGTCATCATAAGATAATCTCCGTGTATTAGAATAGGATCCATTCCCATTCAATTTATGGACATATTATACTGCAAAAATCAAAATCTGTAAACAAGAAAAGCGTATTGAATTTGTATCAGGGATTCTCGATTCATTATCGATACAATCTGACACAAGCTCAATACGCTTAAATTTTATTTTTATTATATTTAATAAACTAAATCATCTGTCGTTTTAATATTATTATATAATCTTGTACGGCCTGTAGAATTCACATAATTCATGTATTTGTTAAACTCACATAACCACATCTCAATTTGATTTAATGTAAGGTTAAATCCAGTATGCTTATATGTGTTATTGTCTTTATCCCATTCAATAAAATAAAAACCATCAGTATCAGCAAATTGTTCTTTCTGAATTTCTTTTAAACATTCTTCAGAAATATCACGTAAATATTTAATTGCATTAATCACATCTTTTTTAGTTTTTACATTATTAAAAATAATCTTTGCACCAGCGCTTGATCCTGGACCTGCATTTGTAGCATCGTTAACGGTATATCGCATTAAATTTAAACCAATATATGGTTTTATATAACATAAGTCTTGAAAGAATTCATGTGCGATAAAACGACCGCAACCATCGATTGTATGATACATATAATCAATAAAATTATCAGCTGTGGTTTCATTAGAAAATGAATCTTTCATCCACTGATATATGTCTTTAATATGTAAATGTAATCTTGCAAGTAAATATTTTGCAAAGAATTCAGGCATATTATCAAACTTAAGTTTATTACCATTCTCATCAATTTCGTGCTTTGACCATTGACAAAAAGCACCATGAGCAAATGGAATGTCCCTATCAATTACATTTTCTTTTAAATATGAATAAAACTCATCTGGATTATATTTATCAAAATCAGCAATAGCATCTACACTTGTTAATACTCTTGGATTATTTATCATTCTAAAAAATAAAATCTTCCAGATTAAATTTATATAATTGTCATCTTTATTATCGTATTTATGCCAACTATCTTTATTTAGAATAATGTATTTTAGCAAATATTGTGATGCACGATCTAGTTCGCGATAAACATTTGTAAAACGGTATTTAGAATAATACTCATTATTAGTCCACTTTTCTTGTGGAAGCTGTAAAATAAATCTTTTATACCAAATTTGCTGGCGCTCATACATTGTATAAAAGAATAATTTTAATTTATCATTATTTGCATCAAATTTAATTTCGCTCATACATTTACTCCAATTAATAATTATAAATATTATATTTGATATTTATAAATTAATGATAAAGATGGGTTAGAAAATTAGTCCCAGTTTGCTTGAGTTGATTTAATATATCTTCATAGTTTTGTTCAACATATTCTAATGGCCATTCATAATAATTTATTAGTACACGTTTACATTCATTAAATAAATCAATATCTTGGCCATTAATTAGATTAATAATTTTACATTCAATATCATTTGCAGTATCAAAGTTTTCTAATGTAAAATAATTAAAAAACCATGCATCTACATCATCAAGAAGTCCTTGTAATGAATCACTAAAATATTTACACATATTATTTAATCCTCATTAAAGCAATATCTTCATTATTAAGAATACAATTATCGCAAAGTATTTTTATTACAAAATTAGTATCTAAATCAACAGTCTCACCTGTAAAACGATCAGTCATTACAATAATAACATTTCCGAATAGATTATAATTTATATATCCTTTTCTATGAGCCCACCAAAATCTTTCATTCATTTTACTATTATTAAGCATTCCTTCATCATCAACAACACAATCAATTGAATATCTTTCGCCATCATACCATAATGTGGTTGTATCAGTAAAAGTGCACCCAATATATTTATGATAAGTATTTAATTCATTATCAGAATTAAATTCAATAAATGATGGAATATCTTCAAAATCAGTCTTAATAAGAATTGCTTTCATTGTAGTATACCTTATTATAATTCAATTATGACATCACCAAATGGATCAATTTCTACATTCTTTTTATTAATAGTATATTCAGCATAATCTGACGCATCTGAATTAGCAAGTACACTGTCAATATCAGGTGCATGCAAAATAACTTCTTTATTAGGATCTGTTTTCTTTAAAATTTCCATGAGCTCAGCAACTGTCATAATTAACCTCGTATATAATTATATAATAGTTATATATTATACGACATGCAAATGTGATAATATTATTTACCACCATGCTACTACATAGAATTCATCCTTATCCCAGTCAATGTCTTTAATAACTTTATGAGCCCAGTCGCAAACATACTGTACATCATTCCAATAATATTCATCATAGTCAAGTGAACCACCAAAAAATACTGCTTTTGTTTTAAGCTTTTCGTTCACAGGCACATTATAACCATAATGAAATTTCCTATAGAGCTCATTATCAAGATCGGATATGAACTGTTTAAACTGCATTTCAGTGATATGTACATGTTCACAATTCAAGTCTTCGCTTACATTAAAGTAAGTAAGAATGAAATTGACTTTTCTAAAATAACCGATGTTTTCACGATAGCGAGGATCAAGTTTGCTTTCTTTATAGAAGTTTATGTCAAGTCCCATATTATTCTCCTCAAGTATGAATAACATTTTAAAATGAAACAATACAACCTTTTATCACAAAAGAATCTGCAGACTCTTCAAGGTCACCAGACTCAATTTCACAATAATCAGTTCCAATATAGTCACCTTCAGGATCTACCCATGCAGTGTATAGGAGTGCTTCTTTTGATTTATCTTCTACTTGCTGAAGTCTGTCAATAAGTTCTTTTACTGTCATGTTGGCTCTCCTTATTAATCCATGTAAAAGAAAACTTCTTCCTTAGAACCATCGCTTGCTACTTCAATGATTTTACTGTCATGTAAATTTGGTATTACAAATCGTTCAGAATAACAATCTTCTAGGTCATTAAAGACTTTCCACAAAGTCCAACCACGAGAATCATCAAACTCAACGTAAAGTTCAAAGTTGCCATTAACTCTCTGATTGCCAGTTACATGATACTTTTTCATGTTTGATTCTCCTTTATGGATATTGAATGGATCCATTCCCATTCAATTTATGAGTATATTGTACTGCGAATTGTCTGTCTTGTAAACAAAAAAAGTGCATCAAATTGTATTAGGGATTTTCGATTCATTATCGACATAATCTGAATACAAATATGATGCACTTAAATTTTATACTTATATTAAACTAAATAAATTAAAATAAATTATTTATTATAAATAATAAATACGACATGTAAATTTATAATTAGATCAATAATTATGTCTTGTATTTTTTATTATTCAATATTATTGAATATCATTTACAGCTTCAAGACCTTTTGTAAATAATTCCATTTTCAAATATTCATCTTGGACTTTATCATCAATATCTTTACCAGCTTGTCTTGCAGCAGCTAGTTGTACAATTTGTTTATATTTATTTTTTGGTGAAAGATTTGTGTTTTCAGCTTCTTCTGCTAAGACATCATTCATATAATCATTTTTCTCACAAATATCGCACTGTAGTGGATCTAACTGATTTATTGCAGATGAGACCTTTTCTTTTTGTTCAATATTTGGCAATGTAAACATTGACTTATCAACAGTGATTGTAATACCTTTATCTTTAACAGCATTTAAATAAACATCAAGTAAATCTTCTTTACCTGTAATATATGCATTAGTAATAATTTCAACAAGATTCCTAAATGTTGGTGAAACACGATCAGGATATTTTTCTTGTTCATCAGATTTTGAAAGACAATCTTCGCCCCATCCACGACCTCTATAATGAAGGTAATCTTTTACCTTCATTATAGCTTTTTTATTAATATGTGTTTCACGTGCACATTGCTTTGCAATTGAATTCATTACTTTAGAAATCGCACGTTTTTCATTATGGTATTCAATTCCTTGTTCTAGACATTGAGTATTAACAACAATATCATTTTCATTTGAAGTACTTTTATCTGTCATTATTTTAATTCCTTATAATATTATATTTAATTACTATTAATCTTCAATGAAGATCCAATCAGAATCAGTCGGAGTAACAACCTCTTCAGCGCCATCGTATTCCTCAATACGATATTGATTTCCTGAGATGTGAGCAATACACAATTCTGAACAGTCGCCGTCAGCGTCATCACCAAGTGCCTCTACAACGGCTACTAAATCTTTATGGTGCCGCGGTAAGTGGTCACCAACTAAATCACCCCAAAACAGTTTATTAGTAGTTTGTTTAGTGTCTTTAATGTAATTTACAAGTGACTCATCTTTAGCATTTTGCTCGAGCCAATCAACCGCTTTGAGCGAAAGAGAAAACCCACCGTAACATGCATTGTAAACAACTGCGTTCATATTAAGCTCTCCCTATACTTTGATTCCATAACTACCTAATTTCCACACAGCATTATCATACACAATATTTGCGATTGCTTCATAACTCTTTTCAATTACAGAAGAGTCCCAATTATAAACACAAACCATAGTATCATAACAAGCACGTAAGATAGGAGAATTACGTTTAAAATAAACAACGTTATATAAGCCATCAATCAGTTCATCAATATCATAAAAGTAATCAAGCGTGAAGTAATTATAGCACCAATCCTCAACATCATGTTTCAAGTGTTCATCTAAAGTTGCTGTCATATCGAAGTCTCCTATGCTTTATTGGATGGAACCTTTCCATCCAATTTATGAGTGTAATATATGGACTCTATTGTGCTAGACTAAATGCATTTAAGAGTGTAAGTGCCATTATCATTCTTCTTATAGATGAATGATTTTTGAGTTTTATGACCTGCACTTTTTATGTCATAGTGACGTTTGACCTGAATTTCATGACCACGATTGATAATCGTAACAGTGATGTCACCAATATCTTTGGTCAGGCCAATTTTGTAAACATTGGGTTTATTTGAACAAACTCTATTATCAATGGTAAAACCATTCTGAATGCAGTCGACGACGAACAGGTTAGCATGTTCAACAACAATGTCTTTGAAGGAATAAGCTTTCTGCATAATCAAATCTCCTTTTAGGTCTATTGAACAGCACCCATTGCCATTCAATTTATGAGTATATTGTACTGCAAAAAGCCTTAGTTGTAAACAAAAAAAGTGCATCAAACTGTAATAGGGATTTTCGATACATTGTCGATGCAGTGGTGAAAATCCCTGATACATACGACATGTAAATACCCTTAAACAATTTAATGCACTTATATTTTATATAATATATAAATTATAATATATTAAGTATATACTTTTTTAACAAAATCTTTAAAGGCTTTAGTTGCATTATTATTAATGTCAATAATACTTTTATCGTTATCATCTAAAAAATAATAATTTTTATATTTAAAGCCAATCATTTTATTATCAACAACATGCTCAAAGCTTCCGTCATCTCTCATAACTGAAAGACAACATTTATAGTTAAAACCACATGGCATACCATTTTCATGAACTACATCAATTTTAAACTTCTTTTTATTAAATGAAAATATTTCACTACAATGTTTTGAGTCAGGACTTTGGAATAACGTTTTAAATGCATTTGCCATAATTATATTCTCCAAGTTATTGCAGTGTATTTATATAAATAAGTTTATTATATTAGCGTTCACACAAAATATGAATATATTTATCGTTGCTATATTTACTACATACTACATAAATATCAGACTTTGATGTTTTATTTGTAATTAAATTATGGAATTTATTCCAACATAAATGTTCATCTTTACACTTTTCAATAATTTCATTTTTTGGTGAAAGAAGATATTCACCATTTACATTTTTCTTAATTATATAAAATTCTTTAAAATTATCCATAATTTAATCCTTATATAATTATTTTAATTTAAGATGTTTGATTTTGGCCCTTATTTACAATCTTTACAAGATTTGGAAGATGTACTCTTTTAAGTTTTAATAGCAAGTCTTCAGCCCGGGCACTTCTGTCTCGATATTCGAGATATCTGATTATATCACATAATGTAGCTGCAATTTCTTTGGTGTCTTCATTCATATATGACCTCGCACTACTTTAACCTCAAATGAGTTCTATAAGAAGTTTCTCCGCTTCGTCACCAGGTATGCCGTGACTACAGTCGCTTACTTTGCCATTACTGTAAATCTCAGCAATGTATCCGTCGTTATGACAACGAACTTTCCACCCTTTTAATTTAAGATGTTTGATCTGAACTCTAGCATAGAGGAAGACAATATCACTGTTAGTTGTAACAACCACGTTGCCTTTATCGTCTATGATGTCTATCGTGGGCTCAACAGGAACTTTGCTGAAATCGATGCTTTCCATAATCAACCTCTTTCAGTATGAATAGAATCCATTTCCATTCATTATGGTAATATAGTATCACGATTCCTTTACTTCGTCAACTAAAAATTAGCAGAATTTGCTATTTCTCCAGAGTCTTCGTCATAATACTGAGGACGTTTTCCTACGATGTCTCCATTATCGTCAACAGGCATTCTTTTCTCAGTTCGATGCATACGATTATCTCTACACCAAGGACACCCACCATGACACCTGCAACTAGGGTCAAATGCCTGACAACCTTTGTACTGTTTACGGTGTTCCTTTCCTGACTCTATCGCTTTATTCATGCTCATTTAATCAACCTCTTTTAATGTGAACAGGAACCATTCTCATTCAATTTATGAACATATTATAGCACTGGTTTGAGGTCTTGTAAACAGAAAAAATTCATCATTTTGTATCAGGGATTTTAGATTTATTATCAATACAAACTGATAAATATACGACATGTAAATTATAATGAATAATAAGAATATTTATTCATTATATATACTCAACATAGTTTGCTTCTAACAACTGTTTTTGAAATAGTATTAATCTTTATGAAAGGCTTTCCACTAGGCATAGCATATACGAAAATGTCAAGAACATGAATTGCAAACGATTTATCTTCTAATAATGTAAAGACCCTTTGAACTGCACTCGCTTCTTTTCTATCAGATCATAGAATAATCTCAGTTTTACCGCTCTTTGTCATATAGACGATTGACCATTCGTAATACTTTTTAGCCTGCTTCATTTTATAAACCCTTATTCAATATGTTGAACATATTAATACAATTAATGTATTATTGTTAAAATACTGAACGGTAATAATCTATGTCAGCAAATTTTTCCATTTTATAAAAGACCCATTCACGATCTTCGTCACTCATTTCATTATAATAAATGTCTAAATAGTCATCAATATCTTTCTTACCAATCCAATTAGTTGCACCAAAGTTATCGAGAATTTCACGACAAATATTATAATAATTATACTTAGCTTTAGCTGACATAATTTAAGTTCCCTATAAAGAAGTTATTATAATGAATGAGCTACCATTAACTCATTCATTTTATAGGTATATTATACTACAAATAACCTGTCTTGTAAATAAAAAATTGTGTCAAATAGCAATAGGGATTTTCGAATTGCTATCGACACAATTTAATACAAATATGAATATGAATTGTAAATTTATTAAACTTCTTTCAATGTTGATCTTAGATTACGTACTGACATTGAAAGAAGTTTAATCATTTTACTACATTCAGCAGACATATTGCTATAATAACTATTATCCTCAGTATCGTATTGGTCCCAGTTACGCTCAGCTAGCTCATCAATATTTTCCTTAGCGTCCTTTAAAGCAGCAATGGCCTTGTCAAAAATTGCGGCTTCCTCTATGATTTCTTCATTTTCTTCGTCAAACTCTTCATTTACTTTATATTTAAAGTTATTCTTTAGCATTTTTTCTAAATTAGCAATACGTGATTCCAAAGTTGATTTACGATTAATCATTTGTAAAACCTCCAAGTTAAGAAATTATATGATTATAATATAACTAAATGTTTAACATGAATATATTTACTTTATATTTTCATAAAGTAAAGTGTTGTTATTTTTCTTAATAATAGAATCTTTATTTTGTTTAATAGAAATTCTATCAAAGAAATTCAATGTGTCAAATGGATGGCAGATAATATGTCTACCAGATTTTGTAGGAATAATAGTAACAACTGGTTTATTAGGTCTGCATTCCTCAACAATCTTTTTATAGAATTCAGCAAGATCACCAATAGACATATTCATGTGATCTGCGTCTTCTTTATCAACGTCTAAAATCCATAATTGATTAGACTTATTAACATATTTAGCTGTGCATGATTCAAAAATAGATTGTGGTTTATGATAATTAGCTATAGAAATTCTATTTGCAAATTCTACCATGCAGGCTTTTGTTATATGTTCATATGATTTAACATTTATTGAAAAATAAGCACGTGCATTAAAATCTTCACAAAGTTTTATAATTTCTAATTTATATTTATCAAAGTCACTAATTTTATTGATATAATAAACTTTAATGCAATGTAATCTATTACCACCACTACGTGGTATAGCTGCAATAGTATCACCATCTTTTGTTCTGTAGATAATTTCAATAGTATAAAATAGATCGTCAAGCTTATCGAATGAATCACCCCATTGTGATTGAATAAACACTTTAATAATATTAAAATTATCTGTCATAATAAACCTCTTACTTTTGAATGAGTCCATTGTCATTCAATTTATGAGTATATTATACTGCAGATGATTTGCCTTGTAAACAAAATTTTTGTATCAGGGATTTTCGATACAGTATTAATAAGAAAGCCATACAGTTTTAAATATAGCTGTATGGCTTAATTTTTATTTACGTTTACGTTTTCGCTTTTTAGGTCTATCCTCTTCCTGGTCTACATTATCATTATCGCTTTCTCGAATAATTTCATATGCTGGACTTTCTGTACGTGGTTTAATATTAGCAAGTATTTCTTCAGGAATTTGATCAGTATGCATAATTAGGAATGGGGGTGCACAGCCTTGACATGAATCACATGCAATTCTAAGTGCATGATTAATTCTATCTTCAATTGGCATATCTGGCTCAAGTTCATTTAGAACTTTAAATGCACCTAAAGCAACCTGACCACCAACGCCAATCGCGTCACAATCATCAGCAGGCTCAATGATTGAAAGATCCATTTGCATTCTGTAAATTCTATCACCAACTGCAATCAGAAGTTCCCAATAATCGTCATCTTCGAAGTCTTCAGTAAGTGCACGCATAACAGGTGTGAACTCATTGATTAAATACGACATGTTAATATCATCAGTTGCAAGTTCACTTTCAAGTGGAAATACACCAGGAATATATTGCAGCAAATTAGGAAGTCTAAAAGTTCCAGCACATCCAAGCAGAATATCTCTGCGTCCTACAGGATGAAATACTTTTGCATTTTTAACAATTGAATGATTGATTGAATCTGATGCACATGAATCAGCAGCAATCCATGCAGTATTATTTTTATGGTCAGAAAATGCAAGTGTTACTGTCATAATTATTTCCCTCCAAATAGTGCATTAATAAAGTCATTAAAGTTAGCAGGCTTACAAAATGTAGCTGTCTTAATATAATCGTTTAGAGAATCATATTTTGGTGTATTTTCTTTTGATTTACAATTAGCTTTCTCTTCAGTATTTTTATTATCGTTGTTTACTTTATTAGTAAGATTATTTGTATCAGTAAATTTATATTTAGGTACTTTAATAATATCATCAAGTGATTTATTGCCAACATCTTTATTATGTTGTTTTCTCAGCCTAATAGCTTCATCTTTTGAATCTGAATAAAAATTATCATATGCATGAAAAAATGTATTAAATACACTGTGAATAGTTACAGTGTCATATTTAATATATGCATTTGTATAATAATTATCAGCTGTAACTTGCTCAATAACTTCAGCTATAATATTTGACTTATCACGCAAAGTTACAGTCATTTTATAATCACCTTTATTATTAAAATAAAGACACTGTGTTTTTGTTGAGTCAATTTTAAATCCATCATTAATTAACTCTTGAATAAGGTTGTAAACTGTTGTGTCAATTTCTTTATTTGTAAGTGTAGTCATATATGTTTATATACTCCTATATATGTCATATATGGTAATAATTATTTATATACAAATACGAC